TATGTATTGACTTCTTTTGGTTAGCGTGTATAATGCTTCACATGATGAATCAGCGGCTAGACATTTCGTTAAAAGTTTTGAATTTTTAATAAAAATGTGTTGATTTTTCAAAAAAAGTGCTATATAATTATATAATATGACTATATAGTAAACCGGAATTATCTGGAGTGATCCGCTACTTCCCAAATTGGGTAGGATTGTGAAAAATCCCAAGTCGTCATCCGACGATGAAAAATGCGGCATGATTTATTATGAATTCTGTCTTTTGTCTCTTTTGATAAAAGACCCAGTATAAAGTAAGCTGGGGTTCTAATCCTAAGTTGATTGGAATTATGATCTTTAATAACATATTAGTTTTACGAATATAGTCAACGCCACTATTCTTAATTCAAGAGTGCGTGACAGTATGGAGAGACATACAATGATTTCACAGCTAGTAGTTCAATTGGCGAGAATGCATGCTTTGGGAGCATGTGGTTGCAGGTTCGAGTCCTGCCTAGCTGACCAATTTGCCTGTGTGGTGGAACGGGATACACGATGCGCTTAGAACGCATTGCTCATACGAGATTGGGGGTTCGATTCCCTCCACAGGCACCAAGTTTCGGGGGGGTGAAACTTTAAGGTGAAGTACCGAGCTTTTAACTCGTAAAATAGGGGTCAGTACCCTACACCCCCACCATATGCTCCTGTAGATTAATCGGTCAGATCGCAAGACTTTCAATCTTGAAGAGAGGGTTCGAATCCCTTCTGGAGTACCAATTTGCGGATATAGCCTAGAGGTCAGGCACTGGTCTTCCAAACCAGCAAACGAAAGTTGCACGCGAGTTCGAGTCTCGCTATCCGCTCCAATTTTTGCTCACCTACCAGTGGTAGAAAGAGGTGACCGCTATCGTTCGGTCTATAATAAACGACCAATTTTATTCCACCTGACCGAGCTTGGTGAACGGGTCTGACTGTTAATCAGAAATTGCGTGGTTCGAACCCACGAGGTGGAGCCAATTTTATTGGGCATGTAGTTCAATGGCGAGAACAATGAGCTGATAACTCATAGATGTGTGGTTCAATTCCACTCATGCCTACCAAATTATGCGTCTGTAGTCTAGTGGATCAGGCATCTGCCTTCTAAGCAGATAAACGTAGGTTCGAATCCTACCAGACGCGCCAACAATCAGACTTTGCTTGCTAGTGTGCGTTATCACTAGTACAGATTATTGATATGTTCTGAAGTGTTTGATGTGCATGTGCTTTAGGTGAAAGTGATAAGATAGAATGAAGTACAAGTTCCGTATTCATTAGTAGTTTGTGGATAGAGCGGAGTATGGTGCGAGTCCATACCAGAACATTTCAGTATCAACAATCAACATATGTGGGATAATATGAGTGAACCAAAACAAATTTTAATTGTGCGAAAAGACTTGAACATGCGTAAAGGTAAAATTGCTGCGCAAGTCGCACATGCTTCAATGAAAGTGTTATTGGATTTAATGGAAGAATATACTAATGATGAAAATCATGTAATAGATGGGTTAGTTCTTCCGTTGTACTATAACAGTCCATTAAACAATTGGATTAAAGGAAAATTTACTAAAGTTTGTGTATCAGTAGATTCAGAAGAAGAATTACTTGATCTTTATAAAAAAGCACAAGATGCTGGTATACTTTGTTCATTAATTACTGATAGTGGATTAACTGAATTTCATGGGGTTCCTACTAACACTGTAGTAGCTATTGGACCCGAATTTCCAGAGAAATTAGATCCAATTACTGGACATTTGAAGTTACTGTAATTTATGGTAATGTGAATCTTGTTGACATGTACGTTAAATAATGTTATATTAATTAGATATTAAACGTTCTTTAAAAATTAGTACCATATATGAACATTCCTGACGCATTCAGTGCTGCCCTAAGCCGCAGTGCTGTCTGCGGTGACCTAACAGTTGCGAAAGGTTCTTTGTGTCAGCATTGAACAAATTAGGTGTGTTCCTATATGGTATGTAGGAAGTAACCGAAACGACAAAGACTTAGTTAGGTTGCGGAAGCAAAGTTCACTGATAACCGCGTAGATAGTCCGGACTATCGTTTGAAACGGGAATTAAAACCACCCCCCGCCCTACATACCATATAGAAACACAATGTAGGAATAAGCAGTGTCGAAATAAGATTATGTGTTATTGACAAGATTTGTCAACGCAGTGTGTTTCTATATGGTACGCTATAAAGAATGGCAATTACCTATCGCTTCAAGTCGATCATGTGAATGGCATCAATAATGATAATAGACCAGAAAACATCAGATTGGTCTGTCCAAATTGTCACTCACAAACCAGTACATATGCTGGAAAGAAAAGAACATAGGTCTTAAAGTGTTTATGGACGCACACGGTACTGTCACTGCCGAAGAGTGGGGATCGTTACCCCCTAAGACCGCCAAATTTTATTTCGGAGTGGAAGCATCAATGGTGATGCAGCTGACTGTAAATCAGCCGCCTAATGGCACGACTGGTTCGATCCCAGTACATTCCACCAATTTCATGGGGGCAGTAACGGGTTACGGGTAATCCTTGCAAGATTGCTGACTAGAAGGGTTCAACTCCCTCGGCTTCCACCAAATTCACGCACAGTTGGTCTGAGGGGTTAAGCACCATTCTTACAAAGTGGAAGATGTAGGTTCGAGTCCTACACTGTGCACCAAATGATTTGCCCTTATAGTTAAGTAGTATAACAGTTGACTTGTAATCATCAGTTCGGGGAGCGTTACCTCGTGAGGGCACCAATTATATACAGGTTATATATGAAGCATACATTAGAATACTTGGAAAAACAGTTAACAGATGCTATTACCAATCATGAAAAGGCTGGTACATCACATCGATATAATAAGTTATCCGGTAGACATAAGAAATTGTATATGATACGTGCTTTTAGAATCTACACAAGAAAGGTACGAGGTTTGTATCCATCTATAATCGCTGCAAGTCTAGTTGATGTTCAACCAATGACCACACCAACCGGAACAGTTTTTAAGATAAAATTTATGGGAGGTTGTCAGAGTGGCTAATTGACACTGTTTGCTAAACAGATGGTTCTGAAAAGGGCACACAGGTTCGAATCCTGTACCTTCCGCCAATTTATTTTATTGTTGGGGTAATTTTTATGGATAAAGAATTTAATTTTTCCGAATGGTTGAGGGAATTTTATCACCAGAGAGATATACAGGAACTAATACGACGAACTGGTATTGATAGTTACTGTAATTGTTGTGGTGCTCCACACTATGTGGGAAAAGAATTAGAACATGATAAGGAATGTGTTTGGTATAAACCAAATTGATTTCGCAGGTTTATGTTGTGGTGACCGAGTGGTTAGGTTAGAGTCTGCAAAATTCTATTACGCTGGTTCAAATCCAGTCCACAACTCCAGTTTATAGGGGATAAATCGATAAGAGCAGATATCGGTCTTTGAAACCGAGTGAGGTGGAGCGTTACCACCATCCCCTGCCAATTGTTTTGGAGATTATATGAAAAATAATTTTGTCATTGTTGGAAAAAATTATCAATCTGATGTTGATAATGATTTGCTTGGATTTGGTGGAGATGATATAATCATTCCATTGGAAGAATCTGATAAAACAATGGCACATCTTCTTGCTAGGATTGGTAAGTTTAAATCCATAAGTGAAGCTAGAAAAAACAATTGGTATGTTTCTATTCCTGATGGATATGAACAGCATTCTATTGGAAAAGGACAAAACAGATTTATTGTTACTATATGGAATCCTACTGAGAAATTGTAAATGTTTGGGGTCTGTAGTTTAATGGTCAAAACACTCGACTCATAATCGATGAAACTCTGAGTTCAACTCTCAGCGGACCCACCATTCCTAGATTGATATTTGATATCCCAATCGATAATTCTATATAGTAATTCATCTAAAGATATTTCGCTCTTAGTGTGTTTTTGAGAATTATCTTTTTGTAGAATAATCCTACAATTTGCTGGATGCCTGATTATTGATGGATCTATTTTATGCTTAAACGCATAATCAATAGAAACCATATGATCCCTTGATACTCCAGTTGGATTTTTTGTTGGGGAAAACATTCCATGCTTTTCTATTAAACTCAAGTCGAACTCTTCTGGATAATCACCGAGATTAAAGGAAAATTTACATAATGGTCTATATGCGGTAGATGAATCTTTACAACATAAATGTTTTTGTTCGGTTGATGGGTGATATTTTTGACATTTCCTACAGCGATAAATTCTACAATAATCACCAGCAACAACAGAACGAACTAAGTTAGCGTTACGGATATTATCAAGTGCAGTTTGAGATAATATTTTATGTCTTCTTTTGTTAGAATAGGAAACAGAACATGATTGTGAACAAAATTTATTGCTTTTTTTATCAAAATCTAATATACTATTACAATGTTTACATGTATTAGGTGATAAATTATATTGGTGAATTGCATATTCTTTTTTAGATGTGCATTTCTTTTTAAAGGTATCTCTGCCAAGTTTACCATATAGAATACCATTTTCCTTTATTCGCTTCCTACCTTCTTCGGTATGTGAAGCAGCGTAGTGAGAACGAATGCCTTTGGATGGTCTTACTTCCTTACAGATAATGCAGGAACAATATATTGTTGAATAAATAGACATGCTGGTATACTCCTATTAAGTTACTAGAGTCTGTGGATACTGCTAATATCGTGACAGACACCTTTATTTAGTATATTTAGATATTTAACCTATTTTGTTTACGTGTGTGCACAGATACCCAAAAGCACATAACCACACCACTGCCGTTATGTGTGAATCCGATGTGTGCAGCAGATCAATACGTTGATTCAGCTATTCAATTTCGTGGTAACGAGTAGCGGTAAACAAATTCGAATATAACACACTAGCCCATGCGCAATGGGTCGTTGGATACAGCCTTGTACCACAGGGTGGCAGGTTCGATTCCTGTAAATGCCTGATCAGCATCTGGTGTGTTATCTTATAATTAGACGACTTTGGGGTGACTGTGATGGAATTGGTAGACATCCCAAGCTGTGACCTTGGATTTTTGTGGGTTCAAGTCCCACCAGTCACCCCAAAGTCGTTTATTTGCCAACTTAGCTGAGATGGATTAGCACTGAATAATAAATACATTGGTGTAGAGGAGATATGCCCATGTATATTAAGAGTTATAGAAATTGTATTCATTGTAATAAATCTATTGTATCAACTAGACATAAAGATCATCAATCAAAGTGTTTACGAATGCAAGAAGAACGTGCAAATAGACCAGGTAAAGTTGGTCACCCAGTTGGGGTTCCTGCGTGGAATAAAGGATTAACAAAAGAAACTAGTGATGCTGTAGCAAGACACGCCAAAGCAGTTTCAGATACACTACAAACTAAAGTTAAAAACGGCACATATCGAATCAATCGTATGGGGGAATCAGCTCGCTTGAAATTAAGCGAAGAACAATCCATAAAAAATCGTGGCGGAAAATGTAAATGGTTTGATGTTAATGGTATTAAGGTACAAGGTACATGGGAATACAATATAGCATTAAAGTTAAACGAAATGGGAATTGACTGGAGCAAACCAAAAACCAATACAGATTTGATAAAGTATGTATTAAATGGTAAAATTAGATCTTACTCTCCAGATTTCTATCTCTCTGGATTTAATGTTTATCTTGAGATTAAAGGATACTGGTGGGGAAATGATAAGCAAAAAATGGAGGCTGTAATGGAACAGCATCCGGATAAAAAAATAGTAATTGTTGAGAAAGCAGAATACAAAAGAATATTGCAAGGTGAGCTGGTGTGGTCATAGCGTACCGCTGAAGACGGTAAGAATCAAGTTCAAATCTTGGACCTTGCACCATTTTGAAATTCGGGTATTAGCACAACTTGGTAGTGCGTCTGCTTTGGGAGCAGAAGGTTGCAGGTTCAAATCCTGCATACCCGACCAATTTAATATCATGAGGGTTTATTGATGGACATAAATGTTAAAATGTTATATGTTGTAATACGTCGAGATATAATAGATGATACAATAGATGTTGTCTCCATTCATACTGATGAAAGAGAGGCATATTCTACTTCGGATAGATATGAAATGGACAATCAGAAAGATAGTTTTGGATGTAACCGATTTAAAATGGAAGTATTGGATTCATTCGTCAATAACATCACTGTATGAAAACATTATATATTTTATTGTTACTTTTATCATCAACAGCCATTGCAGCAGAGACGGATACATATGGTGTTGACAAAAACTATCATGCTGGTGTATCCCTATTATTAGGTGCTGCATCAGGGACACTGATAGAAAACAAATATGCTGCTTTTGGTGTTGCTATGGCATCTGGTCTTATCAAAGAAATTATTGATTCAAGACAACATAACAACATATTTTCAAAGGGCGATTTGTTGGCTGATGCTGTTGGAGCATCACTTGGTGTCTGGTTAGGAAACACTTATATCAGACCATCCAAATATGGAATAGAAATAAGAACAATGTTCTAAGGGGGATTTATGATACAAGAATTACAAGCTGAAAATATCACACCGGAAGGCTGGGATTTGTTATACATGTATTTTGTGGAAGATGAAACATTTCGTAACATAGTTAAAAATTATTACGTGATAGAAAAAACAGGTAATTCCATCACGTACTTGGTTGATAGGGATCAGACAATTAAAATTAAACTTAAAATCCTATATGATAAATTTGTAAAGAAAATTAATGCATAATGCGAGTGTGGTGAAATGGTAGACGCAACGGACTTAAAATCCGTCGATGAAAATCATGTCGGTTCGAGTCCGACCACTCGCACCAATTTAATATAGAGGTAGATTATGAGTAAGGTTATGAATATTATGAATAGATGGGAAAAAATAGCAGCACAGGCTGGGTGGCAAGAAGATGATTTTGATTCGTGTTCTCAGTGTGATAACTTTGATCTAAAGGAATATACAAAAATGATCATTGGTGTATGTGTTGATGATGCTACATCATCCCCAATACAGAAAAATATCCTGACAGCCAAATTAAAAACCATTTTAGAGATTGACACTGTTAATATCGGTAGTAGAGTAGGTATTTTTCATGGATTCGAGAGAATCAGCCGTGGCGTGGTTAAATACATCGAACCCAAACCATCAGAATACATTTGGGTTAGGATAGATGGTGACTCTTCAGATACCCGTTTCTTAGCAAGTAGAACAGTGTTGGAAACACCCAATCTAGTGGAAATAGCCACCAAATGTGGGCGATAAATTGTGACATTAGTTCAATGGATAGAATAGGAGTTTCCTAAACTCTTGATGTAGGTTCGAATCCTGCATGTCACACCATAAATATATACAGTGGCAGGATTTTGCTATCAAATGTGCCTCCAGCTGTATGGTAAGGCGTAGGAAGGTTACGTTGCCCTACGTGAAATCGCATTACGATACTAGGTTCGAGTCCTAGCACTATGACTCCGTGGTATAATGGCTATTACATCGGTCTCCAAAGCCGTAAAATCGAGGTTCGAATCCTTGCGGGGTCGCCATTTTAAATTTGTCTAATTTTTCTATTGCTTTTTTACTTTTTTCGTGTATAATGATTCTATAGTGAATTGAGGTAGAGAGAAATGCCAGCAAATAACCCAAATTATTTAAACGTGAAAGTTGGTGATATATTCACTAGCAGTTTACGCAAAGGTTGGTATGGGGATGCTTTCTTCTACGTCTCTACAGTTCTATCACTAGAAGATGTTTCTAAGAGATTTGGTAAACCAGATCGTGTTGTTAAGGTTAAAGTTGCAACCAGTGACGGGACGTTGGTCGATAATACTAAATCGATCTGGGTCAGTCAGTTATTAGAAGGTTGTGTTTAATCAGGAGATTGAAATGACGTGGGTTGTGGTCAGATGCTTTAACGATGGTTATGAAACTTGGGAAAAGGATGTGGCGGAGTTTGATAATGTCCCCGAAGCAGATCAGTTTGCTGATGCTGAAGAAAGGTGTGATGCGACTGGCGTTTGGTTTCGAGTTGATTTTAGAAGTTGATGGTGATGTATGAATGAAAGAATTAAAGTATTGGCTGAACAGGCTGGTGGAGAATTCTTCCCTGGATGGTGGGAAGGTATGTCAACCTCTGTCAAGTTCTATAAAGAAGAAGATTTACAAAAGTTCACCGCATTGATTGTGAATGAATGCATTGCACAAATTAGGAAAGACGAAAATGGTGTGGCATATGAAGCAGTTGCGAGAATTATTGACCATTTTGGAGTTTAAGTTTGCAATTAATTTGGGTTTATCGTATAATGGCTATTATATCTGGCTCTTACCCAGTATGATCTGAGTTCGAATCTCAGTAAACCCACAAGAGGTATATATGCAATCATTTGTTGGTGTAAAGTGGTTTTGTGCGGGACATGGTAATGTCGGCATTGTTAAGGTAATTTGTGATGATTTTAGTCACAAGTACTATGTTGGGCAAGTAGATGGTGCAAGTGAAGCGGACGATATTAAGAAAATTATGGATTGGGGAAGTTCCTTCCCATCTGATGCCGGATATGTATTGTTTAAATAAATAATATTGTGGTGTAGTTCAATGGTAGAAAGATCCCATCATAGGGGATTATGTGTCAGTTCGAGTCTGACCGCCACAACCAATTTTGCGCGAATAGTTCAATGGAGAGAATTTCGGTTTACGAAACCGAGGATGAAGGTTCAAGTCCTTCTTTGCGCACCAGTTTTGCGGGTTGTGATGGCACCGCTAGGTCTCATAAGCCTAAGTCGAATAGGGATCGTTACCCTAGCCCGCTACCAAATACGAGGAATTTGTTATGAATAGACGACATTTTTTGCTTGGATTGGGTATTGCTTCGGTGGTTGCATTTCCTGTGGCAGCTAAAAATTTACGGATTTTACCCAAAACGAATCAATATACCAGAGAACTAAATGAAAATGATTTGTTGAATGATATCACCTATAATCAATTAGTTGATGGTAAGATATATCATATCCACAACTCCATAGAAATACCATCTTATATTGGTAATAGACTGATTAGGGGATGCACGATCAACTTCAGTCATAATGACACAGCAACAATACATTGTTATAGAAATGTTATGTGGGAAGGTAATTATTTTAATCTTGAAGGTAGAAGAAATGATTCGACCAAAATGATACCATGTGTATATGTTGTTGACATGCCAGACTGTGAACTCATTTATGATCACGCTGTTTTAATCGGTATTAGGTAATCATTGCCCATATATTACAATGGTAAGTATACATTCTTGGTAAGAATGAGATTAAGGTTCGATTCCTTATTTGGGCACCAGTAGAGGATATTGCAGTTTGGCATCTGCGCTTGATTGGAAATCAAGATAGTTGGGAAACTGGCTGTGGTTCGATTCCACTATCCTCTGCCATTTACATTATTATGCGGATATGGTATAAAGGCTATTATTGGACGTTGCCAACGTTTAGATGTGAGTTCGATTCTCACTATCCGCACCATTACACACTAAATTATGAACATATTTGTATTAGATAAAGATCCTGTAATATCAGCACAGATGCACATGGATAAGCATGTGGTTAAGATGCCATTGGAGACAGCACAAATGTTGAGTACGATTTGTGGCGGTCCGTATAAACCTACACATCGGAATCACCCATGCACTATATGGGCGAGATCAACAAAATCAAATTATTCTTGGTTGGTTGAGTTGGGGATTGCATTGTGTAAGGAATATACGCATAGATATGGTAAAGTGCATAAGTGTCAGGCTATAATCGAACAACTGACATCACCACCAGACAACATTCCTGATGGGGAATTGACTACATTTGCACAAGCAATGCCAGATGATTGTAAAACTAATAATGTTATTGAATCATACCGAAAATACTATAAATTACATAAGGGGCATATTGCTCACTGGAAAAATAGACAAGTTCCGGAATTTATGCAATAATATATGGAAGATCTACGGTATTGGTGAGCCGCGCAACTTCGAAAGTTGTTTGATCATTGAAAAATGGTTTGTGGGTTCAAATCCTACATCTTCCGAAAATAATGCTGTACATTTGATCATAAATAATATACACTAAGATTATGGGTAGTTGACAGAGAGGCCAATTGTCGCTGATTTGAAATCAGATGGGTGTAACAGCCACGAGGGTTCGAATCCTTCACTACCCGCCATCATTACATAATGAGCACATATGACACCAGAACAAAGAACCTCAATGAATGCATATTGCAAGTCTGTAATTAAGGCTTGTGATGATGCACTGAAAGATCTTAAACCCCTAAACGGGACGCTTTCGAATATGAAGGGTAATGAATCATTTAGATCAAAACGGAAATTCCTCATTGACCTTCAAAAAAGCTTTGAAGATATGAAGAAAATGATGTTGAGTGTTATCGAAGATGATGTTATATCGGAATAATATATCATGAGCAAAAATACAAATCCACCAGTACAGACATCCTTCGACATCATGCTGGAATGGGTAGAAGCCAAAATAAATGAAAAGGTTGGTGATCTACCATTTGATCCGGATCGTCTCAGCACCGCCGAGATTTTATGTAACCTGAAATACGCACATGATGCAGAGGTTTCTGACATAAAGTATTCATTTGATACTTTACAGGCACAGATAAATGATCTGCATGATAGAATTGATCGTATTGGTACCAATTCCTGAATTTATCTATTGACTTCTATATTGTTTCCTGTATAATCGCCATATACTGAATTATGAGGATTGATGTGATGTTTCCAAATACATTCCGCGAATTGGAATCTGGATTCGACTTGATGGATTTTCGCACCCGTCAGATGCCGATTACGGTTGAGTTCACCAACGAGATACGCTACATGGAGTGTTATGCTGAAAAGGGAATGAGAGCAAACATCACAAACATTACGATTGAATGCGATTGTATTTGTGTGTATTTTGATTATACACAATTTGATGATTATAATAAGCAATTTGAATCATCAAACTATTACGACAACAAAGGCAATCCGGTATTATCAGCCCGTGAAGCAGGATATTACCGAGGAAAGGAAGCCATCTACTTTGATCTAAACGCTGATCCAAATAACTACTTTAGTGAAGTTGGTAATCCACACAGCGCATTATATAATGCATATTTAGAAGATAGGTCTTCCGGTGAAACGTATATTGCTTTTCTTGAGAGAGTAGCAAAAGAAGCATTGGGTATTGAATAATGGATGTCGTAGCCATTAAGAAAAAGGCACTCAAGAAAACCATATGGGAAGCATTCTGTTTCATATTCATGTTTTCTAATTTTGCTATTATGGTTTGTTCTCGCGACATAACAGTTCAGCTTGTATCCAGTTCAATTCTTGGTCTTGTATTTCTTGGTGCTTGGATTCGAATGTTATATCTAAGTAAACTTGGGGATATGAAAAAAGAATATGGTATCGAATAATATTTTTGAAATTGAATTATCTAGGAAATAAAATTAAATGTTCATTGAAAATGTATCAAGAGATGATATTATTAAAGGGAATCATTCTGATTCATCTAATGCCATCCTGATCCAAATTTCAGATCCGGGTGTTGGTCATCCTTTTCCAAAGAAAAAATTCAAGGAAGTGTATCAGCTCAAATTTTTGGATGCTGATGAATCAGATGTCACCAATGATACTTGGGAATCATCTGTTTTGTATAAGTGTGGATATGAGGATTTAATCACACCAACACAGGCTGAATATCTGTGTAAGATTCTCACATCTGCAATAGATGATAAGCATGATGTGATTGTACATTGTCATGCTGGAGTTTGCAGGTCTGGTGCTGTAGTTGAAGTGGGTACTATACTTGGGTTTGAACCAACAAACAGAAAACACCGAATACCAAATACAATGGTAAAGCGAAGGATGATGCAGTATTTGGGGTTAACATATGAATAACAGATCAAAATCATTTTGGTATACATTGTATGGTGAAATTATCATACCTACTATGATTCTTTCACCAGCAATTTATTTGTTCACCAAAGCCATTTATTTTATTGGAAGACATATATCAGAAAGAATTATACTTTGGTCTGTCTCGGCGGTGTTTGCTTTTGCGTTGTATTTAACATTTAAACTAATGATTCGTGATTTCAGAAATACAATGCGTATTCATGAAATGAAATTGATTCTTAAAGAAGAGGAAGAATGAACAATTATCAAAAACAAGCTATGATAATCTTAGCTAAAAAGTTAGGTATTATTCTACTTGGTGTATCCATATTGAATGTGTTTATTGCAACAATTGTTTTGATATATCTAAGTTTTTGGGCTATTCCTCTTTTTGTCGTATGGATAGTTGGAGCTATGGTATATACATGGTTAACATTTGTTCCTATGCTATACAGTGATTGGGTAAGGATATCAAAAGAACTAGAGAGTAGAGATGAAAAATTGAGAGCAGAGAAATCATGAACAAATATCAAAAACAGGCTATGATGTTTATCATCAAAAGATTTTGTATTCTTATATTATTTTTAATACTACCAGCTGTATATTGCCTAACACACCACAAATCCGAAAAAGATGTTTACGTTATCAATGATGATCGTTGAAGCAGAAGCATTTTTTATATTTTGTTGTTATGGGATATATATGTATTGGTCAGATAAATGTAATTATTTTGAGAGAAAAGATAAAAAAGAATAAATATCCCTAGTACTTAACGGGGGATATTCATGGATATTTTAACAATCGCATACGTTACGCTTGGGTTTACTGTTTTCACTATATTAATGGTAATTGCTGGTATTTTCTCGGGCAATTATACATTTAGTCGCTATATCGCATTGGCATTTGATGTTTTTTGGAACGTCATTACTGGCGGCACAGTGGGAATAACTATTTCGGCAAGAGCCGGAGTTGCTGAAACAAAAGGAAAGCGATGGGGTAAAGCCATGTCAACATTCCTTTCTTGGATGGAAAAGGATCATTGTCAATTAGCCATACAGGGTGATATTGATAGGGCTAAATCCGTAATCAAAGAATTATCGCCATATGATAAAAGAAACATTAAATAACAAAAAATAAATTGGAGAGTAATATGAGTGGATATTGGGGATTTTCATTGATGCTGAATTGCGCAGCATGTGATAAAGAAAAGATAATGGATAAGGATAATATTGATGCCTTTGTTAGGGAATTAGTGAAAAGAATTGATATGGTGGCATATGGTGATCCACAAATTGTCAATTTCGGCACAGGAAACAAGGCAGGATACACCCTTGTTCAGCTGATTGAAACCAGTAATATTTGTGCTCATTTCTGTAATGATACCGGAGACATGTATCTGGATGTGTTCTCATGTAAGAAATTCCATGCATCTGATGTTATTTCTGTAGTTAGTGAGTATTTTTCGCCACAGCAAACCCTCTTCAAATTCATCAAAAGAGATGCCGTTTTGGGAATGGATATCATCATCTAATAAATATAAATATAGTAAACATAATTTGAGGATATCTACATGCTAACATTTATTGAGTTCCTGAAAGAGGATGTGTTTACACATTCTAAAGGAGTAGATTATGATGCTGGTGTACAAGGATTTATGAATATGGACGCACAAGATGCCAGAGATCAAAAAATCAACAAAGAAAAGCATCTAGTAACATTGGCAGAACCAGATGAATCTCTGATCAGAGAGGCGCATGGTGCAGATCACGTAGCATCCACTGAATATGGTGCTGATAGATGGGATCCAAAATACACAAAAATACGTAATGCAAAACAGAAACGTTTAGAAGATGTGTATGGTGTCAGTGATAAACCATTATCAAATAAAGAAATTTCAGCTCATGCGGTAAATGTTGCAATGGAATTCGATTCCTTATCACCAAAAGACCAAAAAGCACGTTTGTCTCTAGCAAAACAAAGAAGAACTGCTGCTGGACTACAGAGCACACATACTGCTGGTAATTCTAAAAATGAAACAGCAAATGATGTTCCAAGTGCGGGAAGAAAAAATTTAACATATGGATTATCCGGTAGCCCAGAAGGATATCCACATATAACATCTGGTGGTGTGAAATATGTTGTGACATGCCCAGCAGCAACTGCATCATGTGGTGGTACTGGAACAAAGCGTGGTATTGGTGGTACATGTTTGGCTCAAATGGCACAAGGAAAGCAATCTATTATCCGTGCAGCCAGAGATCATTACTCACAAGCAGAGCATCATAATAAAGACAGTCTAAGTGATCACGTTATCACACTAATGCACAATATAAGACTATTGAATAAACAAGCTAATTCTGCGGAGAATTCTTCAAATGACTAATACTACAGATGACGGACGCAACTTATTGCTTCGTGGTGATAACTACACCAATGATCACAATGACAAATATGGTGCATTACATAATTATTTAAATTTCAAGGAAGTTGAAGCAGGAAGAAGACCATATATTCAATATGGATATACGAAGAAAACTACAGATTATACTGATCCTAAAAGAGGCAAGAGTATTGTGTGGAGTAATCCGGGTCCTTTCATGCATACTGATCCAGATAACAATGCATCAGCCATATTCAATAATGTAACGAGACACACCCATACAAAAATCAAAACAACAGAAAATACCAAAAACATAAACCCAGAAACTGGGGAATCCATTGGGATGAATCAATACGTTGTTGTTGGTTTGCGTAGACCAAATAAGAAATCCAAAAAGACCAAAGATAAAACATACAAAACCCATGAAGATTTTATGGGTAGAGTGAAGAAATTTAGAAATTGGGATCAAGGTGTTGCGGTTGATGCCACTGATGCCACAGCAGATGAACATCATGATGAATCTGGATTTGGTCATATAACCATACATCGTCCAGATGGCAGAAAAATAAGATATCATTATCAAGATTATCAAGCCATCACACCAGCACATGATAATAGAGCAGCTGATGATGAAATTGGCGGTGGTAATACCAAAACACCAGAAGGAAAGCATGTTGGATTAGCTATCGTATCCAGTGCTGTATCATCGACACCTAATGATGAATTAAAGCATTCAACATTATTACACAATCCAAAAAATTTGGATGCTAATGGGATATTACATGCCAATCATCCAGCACAGCAGGAGCAAGCAATTGCTAATGCAAGTGACGAAGAAAAGCAGAAACTGAAACTCTACAAATTCGTGGTATAACCAAAATACACTAAATCCGGCTATAATGCCGGATTTTTTGTTATAAAATCTGAAAATAGTTGTTGACTTTGTGTAATATTCCCGTATAATACACACATTCCAAACAAAAAGGCATCTGACATGAAAATTCGTTTTTATAATGATCCTGCTCATGGTTGGGCTGCGGTGAAGCGTAAAGTGTTGATTGATCTTGGAATATTAGAACGTATTTCCAGTTATAGTTACCAACGAGGTGGTACTGTATATCTGGAAGAGGATCGTGATATGTCCATATTAATCTCCACCATAAAATCCCGTGGAATTGTGCCAGAATTTATTGACCGATATACAGACAAGCGCAGCCCTATTCGTAGTTACGAGACATTCAAGCCGTAAATCATTGTTTTTATTGATAAAATAGTTGTTGACTTTGTGTAATATTCCCGTATAATACTCAGCAGATAGAGCATTTTTACAACTGGAACATAACCATGTCTCATTATAGAAATAGTACTTTCGTCCGTAGATGTGAATCCGTACAGGAAAAAATCCGGAATCTGACACTCAAAGTCAAATCTATCTATGGTATCACTCTTCCACATATTGCCATTCGATTCGATTTAAAAGGACGTTGTGCTGGACGTGCAGGGCGAGATTACAATGGGTATTATATTCGCATTAATGTGGATATGATGGCTTCTGATGAATCTTGGAATGATATCATCGGTGATACTGTCCCACACGAACTTGCACATATTGTGTGTTTCATTTGCCCATATCTGGGAAAGAACCACAATACCGGATGGAGTCGTGTTTGCAAAAACTTGGGTGGATCCGGTGAACGATGCCATAAACTGAAATTTGTATATGCTAATGGAAAACAGTTTACATATACACTTTCTTGTGGTAGAATAATTGTGGTTAGTACGACACGCCACAATAGAATCCAGAAGGGTGTAGTGTATAGAACGAGTTTTGGTTCTGTTCTCAACAAGTCATGTCCTTATACCGTAACTGCATAAGAGGTGTAAAATGTTGTTCGTAGTTAAAATCTTCAAGACAGACAAGCGTACAAAGAAAGGTGAGCGTCTGTTTGGGGAATATGAGTATGACCGGAAGGATAAGGAATCTGTTGAGAGAGATATCAAAGATATCTGGCGGGAGCTGTTTGGTAGTGGTGGATATCGCTATGAAATCCATGAAATGTATGTCACCAAGACCAATCTGTTGAGTGGGGAAGAATATCAAGAACGATATGATACCCCAAACTGTTGCTCCCCATCATCAGAGACATATTGGTCTATGTGATATAAATATGGTGTATATACTAACACATATACGCCATATCACCCACATAGGACGGTCTCATGATCACAAATTTCAAAGATTTTATAATCAACCTAATTACAGAGAACTTACATCCTGAATTACAGGATGTGATACATGATACATCATATGCATCACGCGCAGCTGGGATACGCTCAACTACGCCAATGCAGACGAAACTTGCTAAGAAAATACGTGAACTAACAAATCGTGGCGAAGAGACGGGTATTGAAGGGAACATGCCAAAAGGCAGCTCCCGTGCATATCTGAAAATTGGAGAACGTGTGCCCGTGACTGTGGATGGTACACCAACAACAATGGCAACCGGAATGAAAGTTGCTATTAGAAGCGCATTGGATAAATTCCATAAGAAGCAAGAATATGGCGATAGAAGCTTGGGTGAGATGCAAAATGCATCAGAGAATGCGGATTCGTTTGTAAATGCTGGTTATAGGGTATTAGAGCATAAGGATAATGGTAACTATGAAACCAATCATGATGGTATATTTCCACCATTAGTGGATCATGATTGGCACACACATACATGGAGTCATGTTGGTCATGTATCTAATGTATCACCATCACAATTTAAATCATTGACAAAGACACCAGAATATCCACAAGGAATATCACATAGAGATTTTGTTGATACGTTGAATAGAACACACCATATGAATAATGGTAGATATTGGGAAAATACAGAAGAGGTTGAGGCTAAACATAATCATCTATCGAACCATCCATTGGTTCGAAAATTTACAGATTTCCATAATAACATGGGAACATCGCCAGCTGATTATGGACAGATAAAAAATATGGGAATATGGACGCATCCATTAACTGGGGAGAAACATATTGTGGCTCGTGACCATGGATTTGGTAAAGAAGTTGAGCATGCATATGTTGAATCCAGAAAAGAAAAATATAAGAAGTTCTTGCACCATCTACTACAATGATGGTGATGTTGGGGTATGTTCTAGGAATATGGATCTTGTAATTTCGGACGAAAATGCTGGTAATTCGTTTGTTCGAGCAGCACGTCTATCCGGATTACTTGACCTATTAAAAAACCACGGTGATTCTTATGGGAATATCGCCATCCAATGTGAACTTATGGGACCAGGTATTCAAGGAAACAAGGAAGGATTTGATGATGTTAAATTGTTTGTTTTTGATATTTTCGATATCGATAAACAATCGTATTTATCCCCAGCAGATAGAATGCAACTCTTTAATGTTATGAAGAATCTTGGTTTGACTGATTGCATTGAACATGTTCCTGTGATTGGGCACTACACTCCAGCTGAAATTGGTAACACTGTTGGTGATCTATTAGCATTTGCTGATGGTGCATCAATTAACGCCAAAGTCAGAGAAGGATTGGTTTGGAAAAATGTGAACGAAGATTTCAGCTTCAAAACAATCAGCAATAAGTTCTTATTGTCTGGTGGAGATGAATGATTCGGTTATAAATAATTGTTATTTTAGAGATATAATATGGTACAGGTATTAGTTGTTGATAAAAATGGTACTCCAAAAGATTGGGCTTCCACAGAAGACGCTTGCTGCTACTACGCAAGAGAAAAGGTTCTATGGGAAGTTGGTCAAACAGTACGAACATTCCATGGTGGTCATAATAAGAATGGTGAACAATCCATTCTGAATGTGTCAGCCATCATAGGTGTGTCCGGACCAATCCTTGGCGACAAATTCTACAGCAGAGAAACAAAGTACGCAGATAGATGGACACTATATGCCAGAGATAGACATATGTGTGCATACTGTGGGGAAGTATTTACTTCAAGTAACCTAACAATTGATCACGTTCATCCAAAATCTAAGGGTGGATCCAATATGTGGGTAAACTGTGTGACTGCATGTAAAAGATGTAATCATTACAAAGGTGACAGACTACTAAAAGATGCTGGAATGGAGCTTCTTTATGTTCCATATGCACCAACAGTACATGAACGGATTCTTCTGCAAAATAGGAAAGTACTTGCGGATCAGATGGAATTCCTAATGGCTAGTATCCCAAAAACTTCCAGAGTCTGGAACAACTGAGGGAATAATAAAAATCCGTCTTGCAGGAATGCAGGGCGGATTTGGTCATTCTGATTTTACTAAATACAATAAAACAATTGTATTGGGTGGATTGATATGACAAAAATATTCTCATTTGTACTATTATTGCTTGTCCTTTCTGGGTGTGATGGTGTAATCTCATTAAACTGTTCAGGTAACAGTTCATCCTCCGGAACAATGATATGTCTCACTACTACATCACTGTCTAGTAGTTCCTCAAGCGTTTCCAGTAGCTCGTCTAGCGTTTCCAGTGTATCAAGTTCTTCTAGTTCATCAGTAAACCAACCTAGTTTCTATTCTATTTCGGGTTCAATCACTGGATTGAATGTATCTGGATTAGTACTCAGAATGAATACATCTAGTTTAGTGATAGCTAATACTGCAACATCATTTAAATTCAATACACTAGTAGCAGATGGTTCTACATATGCAGTGAATGTTGCAATTCAACCAAGTGGTGAGACTTGTCTTGCTTTAAACAACTCAGGCACTATTAGTGGTGCTGATGTTACTGATGTGGTAATTAACTGTAGTGTAAATTCTTCTGGATCAGGATCATCTAGTAGCTCTAGCTCTTCTAGTAGCGCATCATCTGGTTCGCAATGTGGACTTTCTTCTCCAGCATTCTGTGATACCTTTGATGCACCAGCAACTTCATTATCAGGACGTTCTTATGAATTGGATTCCACACGCTGGAGTTTAGCTCGTATGGCTCCTGATCTCAGTCACCCAGACATTATTGTTGGTGCTGCATCTATGTTGGATTGTCGTTTTGATATCCCAGCCACCAATCTACCACCATATGATACTAGAATATGTGATAGCAACAGTGCTATCCAAAGCAGATTCCTAAAGACTGCAACGGGTGCACAAAATTATGGTTCAAACTCATATCGCATCCGTCAACCATTTGATTTTGCTGGGCGCACAGGTACGATTGCTTTCGATGTTGATCCCACAACTGTGGGACTTATGGGATGGGTTGCGATAGCAGTAACAGAAGATCCAATACAATCCCCATCTTTTGCTAATATACCAGGTGCTGGTAATTTTGAAACTGGTTTGATACCTAAGAACGGCATCAGTGTCGAAATGGCTGGATCTTGCTTAGACAATCCAAGCAATACGTGGGTGACTATGATCCATGAGTTTAGAAACTATGTTGATTATGATCATGACTTTGGATGGGGTGATGCCCCTTGCTTCACAGCTTCACGATATCACCTAAACCACTTTGAATTGCGTCTATCACAAACTAAATTAGAATTGTGGGCAACACCTTACTCTGATGATGGAGTACACTTTGGTGCTCTCAGCTTAGTTGCAAGTGCAAATGTTAATCTTGGTTTCACTAGAGGGTATGTTCAGCTGATTGGCAGAAACCATGCAACATTAAAATATTGGAATACACAAGTCATAAGCCCACCAGACATGCAAGCTGCTTGGGTAGCCAGCTGGGATAACGTAGGATTTGATGGACCTGCAATTACTAACACTAAAGAATTTGAAGTATATGATTCTTACAAGCCAGATTCGAGAACAGATGCCGGCGTTACAGGTGTAGAGAATGGTGTGGATGTGGGTTATTTCATAGATGATTCAACTAAACCAATCATCCCACTCACAATACACAATGTCACTGGTTCATCTACAGCATCCAGTGCCAAGTTAACATTGAATCTACATTATTGGGGTAGCTGGACTCCAGCAACACTTGATTGGGGATTCAAATACAGAGTAAATGGTAAAGCATGGCATGTATATACATTGTCTATGCAGGAAGTGGCGATGTATAACAATGGTATAGTATTCATGGGTTCTAAGCTTGGACAGGCTAATGGTGGAATGCAAGGTGTCTTTGGACATGTTGTTGATGTGCCGGTGTATGATCTTGTTGATGGGGATAATGTATTAGAAATCGCAACTGTCAATGTGCCATTTGGTGGATACTTCCCAACTGTTGCAAACATTGATCTTATTTTAACACACTAATGGGGTGATTATGAACAATGTATTTGTATTATTATTAACGCTATTAGCAGCTACAGCTGGACTTAATAGTTGTAACCAATCACTTAACATCAGTTGTCCAACTTGTGATCAACTATTATCATCCAGCTCTAGTTCATCCAGTAGTGTTGTATCTAGTTCTAGTTCAAGTTCTAGTTTATCTAGCTCTAGCTCTTCAAGTTCTAATAGTGTATCAAGTAGTTCAAGTAGTTCTTCCAGTTCAGTGGCATCCACAGATAATCCATGTGGCATGTTATTAAATGATACTCCAGCTATTTTCTGTGATACATTTGATGCGCCACATAAAACAGTAAGTCGATCTGGTGATTTAGATGCTAATGTTTGGGGTGTTTCGAGGGCTGGTGGTGAAGTTAATTTTGGTCAAAGTAATTGGAATACATGGGCACAAGCAATAATAGAAAATTGTAATGGTGTAATGACACCAGTAAACCCACCAAATGATGTTATTATTTGTAATGGTCAACTTAGAGAAGCAACCAATGACAACCTTACTGGAGCATTTGAGGCTGGTAGCGTAACAACACTTGCTATGTATCCTAAACAACCATTTGATTTTGCTGGACGTACTGGAACAGTAAGTTTTGATGTGTCGAATGATACGGGCGGACCACATGCAGCCTGGCCAGAATTTTGGATGTCGGATCTTCCAGTACCCATCCCATTTAATCATTTCGACTCATGGCAATCATTACCCGCTAATGGATTTGGTGTTCGTTTTGCGGCGGGTGCTCCTATTGGACAATTTGGTCTTTGTCCAAATTTAACTAACAGTGATAAATTGAGATGGACTGTTGATTCTGTTGTGGTTTCTCGCAATTATGTATTAGATGACACATTCCCTGGTATTACTCCTAATACAAATATAAAGGTAACGCAATTGGATTGTGTTACTGAACCAACTGTTACTGGTCAAATGAATCATGTGGAATTGAAAATTTCACAGAATCAGATAGATGTATATGCAACAGATGCCGGAGTACCTGCTACTCTTGCATCATTAAAACATATTGCGGTCATTACTAATTTAAATCTAACTCTAACGAAAGGATTGATATGGTTAGAAGACGTACACTATAATGCAGACAAAGGCCCAACAGATCGTCCTTCACAGAGAAACCACACTTTTGCTTGGGATAATGTTGCGTTTGATGGTCAGTTCACATATCGTGATTTTAGTTATGATGCATTAGATAATAATATTGCTGGGGTTAATAATTCCATAAATCTGGGCAAATTCTCCGCTGCTAATCAAACATCAACATGGAATGTGTTGGGTATGCCAGCTAACAGACAAGCTGCGGCTGCTCGCGTATTGTTCTCATTCAACGGGGAATTGAATCCAGTACCAACTACGATAAATGTAATCGTGAATGGTCACGCACATTCAGTAGCTTGGCCTTATCCGGATCAAATACAATATTCATGGCGTACATTCGCAGTAACAATCCCAATATCAGATCTAGTGACAGGAACAAATGTTGTGCAATTAGGTGCTAACACTGCTCAAATTTTCAATAATGTTAATATTGTTCTTGTGAATGTTCCGGGTGGTGTTCCTGCTCTTCCGGGAGCAAATAACGCATATCCCATACCATAATTTGCCTATGTGATTATGCTATGTTATAATATGTCCATTAATATATTACTGGGTGGGTTATATGCCAATTATCATAGAAGAGATCAGAATAGATAAAATCCGATATGGGGATAGAAAGGGACAATATGAAGGTTCTGTGTCATTCACCGACACAGAATCACCCACAAAATTAAGCATTTCCCTAAATGATGATGAAGTCAGAGATATTTTTAATGTATGTGCAAATAATCTCATAAATACATCAAGAGTATATGCTAACGCATTGACATCAAATACGATTGATCAAAAGGTTTCATTTTTATCACAAATAAAGGCAAAAGTAGGTATAACATGAGTTCAGGCGGAAAGGGCAGTAAACCACGACCAATAAGTGTTCCAAGAGATAAATTCGAAAGTAATTGGGACGCTATTTTCAAACCAAAGAAAAAACAACCAAACAAAAAGTTATAATTATATGAGTGAAAATACAATGAATTGGCCTAATGATTTTGATGGTGCACATCATGTGCAAAATAAAGAACCACAATACATTTACGAAAGTCCAGATAAAGGCAAAACTGTCTACAGACGTAAATTTGGATCGCTACATAAAGAATTAGTGGTTACATCTGTCGAGGCAATGCATGCCGACCTATAATTTTCGTAATAAAGAAACTGGCGAGATAACAGAAGAATTCATGTCCATATCTGCCAGAGAAGAATATCTAAAAGAAAATGTGCATCTGGAATCCTATATGGAGCATCCTCCACAATTCAACTATTCTGGTCAGGGGTTTAGATCAGTAACAGATAGGACAGATAATACCTTCAAAGAAGTTCTACAAAAGATATCAGAGCACCATCCGGCAAGTGCTCTAGCACAAACACATGGCAAGAAGAGTACGAAGGAAATCAAGACGAAGGAAATATTCAATAAACACATGAAAAAGGCTAAGAAAAAGGAGCGTTAATGTCCAATAAAAGAAAGCACATTGATCATGTAGAATCTGATGTAGATTTAACCAAAACCCCACCCCCACCAAGAATAAAGCCAAGCGAACTAAGAACATTTGAACCATTAACCGCAAATCAACGTACCTTCTTTGATAATTATGATCGTGGGGATTATTTTGTCATGTTAACCGGAAGTGCTGGGACAGGGAAATCATTTATTGCATGTTATAAAGCTATAAAAGAAGTATATGATAAAACGACATCATTCAAAAGGGTCGTTATAGTAAGATCCGCAGTACAGGGCAGAGACATTGGTTTTACACCAGGTTCACTAGAAGAAAAAATGAGCTTATATGAACAGCCATATGTGCAGATATACCACACACTCTTCAATAGACACAATGCATATGAGTGCTTAAAAGAAGCAGGTAAAATTGAATTCATTTCGACAAGTTTTATTCGTGGTATGAGTTTTGATGATTCTGTTATCATAGTAGATGAATGTCAAAATTTAACATGGGAAGAAATGTCCACTATAATGACTCGTGTTGGATATAGATCAAAGATCATATTTTGTGGTGATTACAGACAAAGTGACCTATATAGAAAACAGAGTGATAAATCCGGATTGCGTAAGTTCCATGATATTGCAAAAACAATGCAATCATTCTCTAGTGTGGAATTTACTGTGGATGATATTGTTCGTAGCAGCTTGGTTAAAGATTTCCTAGTTGCCGTAGACAAATATGAGAGAGATCATATAGATAATTAATTTTTGATGGAGAGAATGATATGAGTAATTCTGGATATTTACACAAATACTGTCTTAACAATTCCACATTATATATGGAGAAGTGGCTACATTACTTCGATATATACGAACGACATTTTTCTCGATTCAGGGGAAAAGCACCAGTCATCCTAGAAATTGGTGTGATGGGTGGCGGATCATTGTCGATGTGGAGAGATTATTTTGGCGAGGGATGTCAGATTGTTGGATTGGATATAAACCCTGCATGTGAGGCATTCAATGATCCCGATAATAATATCGATGTGTTTATTGGTAGTCAAGATGATGCTACTGTGATTGATGCTATTTTAGAAAAGTATCCACGTATTGATATTGTGTTGGATGATGGTAGCCATATCAATAGGCATATGGTGAAAACATTTGAGTTGCTATATGATAAAATACACCACAATGGTGTCTATATGGTAGAAGATACTCATGCATGTTACTGGGAATCACATGAGGGCGGATTGAAGAAAGGTGGTAGCTTCATGGAATTCACTAAAGATAAGTTGGATGAAATTAATGCTATTCACATCAGAGAAAATTATAATCCAACAATATTCACCGCAATAACAGATTATATTGCATGCTATGATAGTGTGGTTGTTTTTGAGAAGAGACTGCAATCAGTTCGACAACCGATCAGAACATCACCAATGCTTACTTCCAGAAAATAATATGTTTACCCATAAAAAATATAGTTTTCCTGAAATAATTCAGGAAAACACCAGCACCGGAAGATATTATGTGGCTAATGGAAAACGATATCCATCAGTGACAACTGTCCTATCCGAATATAGTAAGAAAAGTATTACTGCATGGAGAAAACGTGTTGGTGAGGAAGAGGCAGATAGAATATCCAGATATGCAACATCAAGAGGCACAAAGGTGCATTCCACCATAGAACATTATCTGAATAATAATGATATGTCTTCTTATCCAATTGCAGCTGATGTGAAACCATCATTTGTCCAACTAAAACCACAACTAAAAAAAATAGATAATATCCATTGCCTAGAAACTAGGATGTTCTCTGATAATTTATGCTTGGCTGGCACAGTTGACTGCATTGCGGAATATAATGGGGTGTTGTCCATAATTGACTTCAAAACCTCAAAAAAGATCAAAAGGAATGATTGGGTTGGTAATTATTTCATGCAATGTGCTGCATATTCACAAATGTTCCATGAATTGACAGGCATATATATTGATGATATAGTTATCATGATTGCCGTAGATGAAACCATTGATTGTCAGGTCATTACGGAAAAAGCCAGTAACCATATTGATGAATTAAAGAGATATATAGATATTTACAACGAGAAAACACAGGGGAATCAAAAATGTTTAATAGCATATTAATTTTAGTTGCGATACTTGGATTATTCTACATCATGTATAAAGTTGCCAAATTCATTGGCAATGCAAATGATATAGCAGAAAACAAGGCAAAGGAAAATATTAATGTATCCATTATGGATGAAGAAGTGAAACCATATTACATCCAAGATGATACAAAGGCATTTTATGCTCATGGAGCAAAAACAGAATCTATCAAGTCGGTAGATACACCTGACTATGTGGCAGATACACCTGTTGTCAAGAAAAAGACAGCAAAGAAGAAAACCACAAAGCCAAAAAAGACAACTTCGTCTAAGGTGACACTCCCCCTTTAGGAAATAATATCATGAATAATGAAGAAAAATTAACAACAGAAGAACTTCTACTATCCGTTCTGGATATTTTACTGATGCGATTTTTCGATAAGGACAGAGAAAAGGTTGATATTTGGTGGAAATCACCCAATCCGATGTTTGGTGAAATAACACCAAAACAAATGCTACAACTTGGTAGATTATCCATCGTCGTGAATATGATTGTTGATTCCACACTGGATCAAGTGGCAGCAGAAAAAGCCAAAAATGAGAAAAATCAATCCAGACAATCATGAATCAATCATATTGAATGATTTGGTGTCACAAGATCAAGCAGAGCGTAATGACTATGCACACTTTATCCGCTTGGAAGCTGATGGGGATTATGATCAGGGAGCACTAATATATGCAGATATCAAACACAGACACATAGATGATATATTTGGTGATAAGGAAAGATTGAATACATTCATGGGTATGGAATTTGATTTTGATATTTTTACCGATGATGATTGGGATAGATATTGGTTACTGACTCAACATTGTGACTTTAATATAGATTTCCAGAAACAAGCATTGGATGTAATAAAAAAATATATAGGTGTTGATAATAATCACTATAAGTATTTGTATGATAGAATTGAATGTGCATTAACTGGTGAGCAGAAATACGGAACACAAGTTATTTGCTGTAGAGGTCAATATGATAAATCAAAATAAATTCTACAACTTCCCATATGATGGCTATATCGGTGAATTTAGACCAATCATAAACAACATAAGAGACAAAATTAATGCTGGTCTAGTTCGTGGTTATATACTAAACGAAGTTGATATTTCAGAATTATTGATGATGTTGAATAAATTGGATACCCAAATGTTTGATGTCACAGCGTAAGTTATTGTTTTTATTGAATTTATTTTCCTTGCATTTTATTCGATTTCATGTATAATACAACATATCCAAGATGACTAGACGAACGCATAGTCAATCATAATGTGATTTGCTATCAATATTCAAGAACAGAGGGTAGGTAAAATATTATGTCACCTTTACAGAAAAAGGCACTTATCGAAACGGCAAAAACTGTCGCAATGGATGTTGTGTTATGCACTGGGATATGGGCAGCAATCGTATCCGGTGTTATTATAAGTCTATGGCTTATAGTAAAGTATACAATTATGTTCAGTATTGGGTTCGTTCTTGCTTGTGTTGGATTTTTACTGCATGATCAGTATAATAAGGTACTTCGACGCTTGGAAAGGGAAAGTTGGACACAATAAGATCTAGGAAACACAAAAATCTGTTGACAGGGCATTAATTTGGTGGTATAGTACACCCCATCGAAGGCACTTTTGTGGAGCACAAAAATGGCATACGTATCACAAGAAAAGAAAGCTGAACTTGCCCCTGCAATCAAAAAGATTTGCAAGCGTTATGGGGTAAAAGGTTCTATTTCTGTGCGTAATAATTCAACACTGGTTCTCACAGTGCAATCTGGTTGTATCGATTTTATCGGTATGTTCAATCAGATCGCTAGTGAGAAAGCACAAAATCAAAATGAACCATTCCATCCAGCCAAGGATCATATTAGCGTCAATACCTATTGGCAGCACTATCAGTTTAGTGGTGTATCATTGGACTTTCTGAATGAAGTGAAGCAAGCCATGCGCGGAGCAGACTTTTTTGATGATAGTGATTCACAAACAGATTATTTCCATTGCTCTCATTATATTGAAATCAACATCGGGCGTTGGAATAAACCATACAAGTATGAGCAAGTTGATACTTTGATTGCAGCGTAATTCACGAGAAATATCATTTGGTGAGGATGATTACTAATCATGAAAAGAGAATTGCTGGGACTGTTTCGATACAAATATGACTACCACGAATGGGAGCATTTACAGTGTGTGAGCTTTGATCGAGAATTGCTAGTAAAGCAACATCAACTAATAGAGGTGGGGCTACTAAAAATAGTCCGTGGGATGCTGTATACACGACCTCTACTGGATTGGAGTGAACATGATTCTGCTAGGGATGATGAACGAACCCATTATTGCATTCGTCCAGTAGAATTCTTGGAAGAAGACCAATCGGTTTATAGGGGAGATGGGTTGCTATGATAATTATGATTTTGAGTATAATGAATATATTCATATTAGCCGATGCATACTTTTATCATGTATTGTCTTGGGTAAATTGGTTGAACGTTGCGGCACTAGTGTGTTTTCTTTTACATGTGGTCACTTGTGAGGATAAGAAATGAAGATAAAGGCGAGTAAAAAAGAATTTAAGTGGGACTATAAGAGTCTTGCTTATGTGTTAGTTTGGGTGTTATACTTGGGCTTCGTTGGACCTACTTTGATTTCAGAAAGGGCTACTGAGCTGGTTCTTGCTGGAGTTGTGGTGGGAGTGGTATTGGTGATGTCAACTTTTAAATTTGTATGGGAGAAATTCAGTGAATAAGATCTTTAGTATTCTGTTGATTATGATGATTGGTCTTGTGGGGTGTTCAAAAGTCCCCGCAGGTAACGTAGGTGTCAAGGTGTATCTGTTGGGTGGTGCGAAGGGTGTTGATACGCAAGAATTGACACCAGGACGATACTGGATTGGTGTGAATGAGGAGCTTTATCTGTTCCCAACATTCACACAGAATTATACGTGGACTAAAAATACACATGAGGGTAATGCTGCTGATGAATCAATTTCGTTTCAGACAGTGGAAGGATTGAGTGTTAACAGCGACGTGGGTATTAGCTATTCAGTTGATCCAGCAAAGGTAAGTATGTTGTATCAGAAGTACCGCAAGGGTATTGATGAAATTACAGATACTTATCTGAGAAACATGGTTCGTGATGCATTGGTTACTGCTGCAAGCACCAAGCCAATTGAAAGCGTATATGGTTCTGGTAAGGCTGAGTTGATTGCGGATGTTGAAAAGCGTGTTCGTGAGCAGGTTGACCCTGTTGGTATTAAACTTGAGCGTCTATACTGGGCAGGTGATTTCCGTCTACCAGAAACAGTAACAGACTCAATCAATGCTAAGATTAAGGCAACACAGATGGCACAGCAACGTCAGAATGAAGTAGCACAGGCAGAAGCCGAAGCTGCGAAGACAATTGCTCAAGCCAAGGGTGAAGCTGAATCAATCCGAATCCGTGGTGAGGCTCTTCGTGAGAATCCACGTCTGGTTGAACTGACTGCGATTGAACGTTGGGATGGAAAACTCCCAACAGTGTCTGGTGGTAACACACCATTCATTAACTTGAGTGGGATTACAAATAAGTAACCTGACGTAATCGAAACCCTCTCACCATGAGAGGGTTTCTTTAAATGGTGATAAAAATGAAATTTATTGATTATTTAATTGACCTCAAGCGCAATACCGAAAAAGATGTCGAAATCAAAATGCTCAAAAAGCAAATTGAGTATTTGAAGGAAGATATGAAAACACTAGAGAACATGTTGAACAAAACAAGCATTATCGATTCTCCGTTCTTGGTGGATTTCGATACTGTTCAAGGTGTATCCTCTATTATTAGAGTCAGAAGAAAAGAAGATAATTGCGATTGTACAGTGGTTACATATGGTAATAATACATGTTTGGAGGATAAATATATTAGGGAAATTAAAATAGCATGCAGTGATACTGCGCATAGGGAATTGATTGCTAAATACAAGGCACATAAAAATAGAAAAGATAGTGATCCCATTGTTTTATGATAAATAGAAGTGGTGTTTAGGGTGGTAAGTATAAGTTTAACACGACTTAGAGGACTGGAATTCCCGACCTGTGAACAGCAGGACACTCCTTATTAGTTATATTTATGATTGTATGAAGGAATAAGAACAGTTGACTGGACGCGAGGGGCAGTTCCTCGCCCAGTCCACCAAATATAGTCTCTACTGTCTGTGAAGTCAGACTATATTTGATGGGCTGGAAATAGGTTCGACAGGCGACGTAGTATTAGACCAGACAATTCGGCAATGTGAAAGCCGTTAGGGTTGGGAGTTTCCTAGCCGAAGAAGCAAAAAATATAAATGCAAATGACGCATTTTTTGGAGCAGACCGCCTAGCAGCGTGATCTCCACGGGGTAGGAAATACCTTGTTACCAAAAATACCCACCAGACTAGAAATAGTCTGGTGTTTTATCTTGACATATAACCAAATTACCTATATAATTACCCCATACCAACAAATGGGATTTTGAAATGAAGACTTTGCCTGAGTATGATACATTTCATGAGAAGTTTGAACACTATGAAAGTGTTCGTTCTGATCTTGATTTGGATGCTATTTGGTCTATTTTTGAGATTGATAATCTCAACAAACCACATCCATATGCAGCAGCAAAGACAATAACTCACGAAAATCATTTGGGTGGAAAGCCAATTACCAGAGCGATTGTGGGGAGTACATATGCTGCATTGTATATGGCAGCGAATGCATGTATTCGTGATAGTGGTGATGGTTTTCATGTGTTTATTGAAGGTTTCTCCCCACGGGGTGAAACTTTGGTGTTACATGTTGGATCTTGATTAATTTGTACTAAATAAGAATAACCAAGATAGACTTGGTTGATAATTTAAATTCTAGGAGTTAGAATGAAAGTGTATAGTCATATAGTCCTTATTGGACGTTTTCAACCATGCCATAATGGGCATGAAGAAACAATTCGTCGTGCAGCAGCACTAACAGATAATCTAATTATCATTATCGGTTCTTGTGATCAACCAAGAACATACAAAAATCCATTCAATTTCAAAGAAAGAACTGAGATGATTTCATCTATTGTTAATCAATATGATGTGAATTATGAGATCAATCATTCGGTGGATTACATCTATAATAATCCAAAATGGATAACTCAGATACAAGAAATTGTCGATGGTTGCATCGACAACCATATCGATAACAACATTGGGATTATTGGGCATAAGAAAGATCGGACTTCAGATTACCTAGACATGTTCCCTCAATGGGTTCACATTGAAACACCATTGTTTGAACCATTGGATGCGACCGCAGTCCGCGAAATGTTCTTTAGAGAAAATCTAAATTTCAATTTCATTCGTGGTGTTGTACCATTATCAACACTATCTTTCCTGCAACGATTTCATGTCAATGAGCGTGATGCATTTAACCAGATCATTGCTGAAAGACAACATGTTGAAAAATATAACATACCATACGCACCTCTTCCACATCCACCAATCTTTGTCACCACTGATGCAATAGTGATTCAGTCTGGTCATGTACTGATGGTCAAGCGAAAAGCACTACCCGGTAAAGGTTTGTGGGCACTACCCGGTGGGTTTGTCAATGCCGACACGGATAAATCCATTGAAGCAGCAATGTTACGAGAACTGCGTGAAGAAACTGGCATCAAAGTACCAGAGCCTGTACTAGCTGGATCAATCGTAGATAGCAAAGTATTTGACGCAATTGGACGTTCATCAAGAGGCAGAACTGTAACACATGCATTCAAGATTGTATTGCCTGATGGTAAACTTCCTAGAGTAAAGGGCATGGACGATGCTGAAAAAGCAAAGTGGGTTCCATTGTCAGAAGTAAAACGCTGGGAATGTTTTGAAGATCATTACGATATCATTTCATGGGCTATTGGGGGTTAATATGTATACAATTTTTAAATATCAGATTCCTGTGCAAGAAAAATTTACATTGAACTTGCCAGATGGTGCGAATATCATTCGTGTAGAAGATGTTGATGGTATGTTCTTTATGTGGGCTATGGTTGATACAGAAAAAGAACCAACCAAAAGATATTTTGAATGTTATAAGACTGGCATGCCAATCGTTACTGAACCTAGTAAATTGAAATTTCTGGGTACATGTAAACTCTTTATCATGCAAGAATTATGCTTGTATGTTTTTGAAGTAGTGGATATGACTCTATGAATACCCAAACACCAGATGATAGATATTCATTTACCCTTCCAACTAGATTAGGTATTGTTGGGGGTCGCATTTCTGAATTCATGTTGTACCAGAATCTGCCCATTATGATGTATCCGGAAGCCAAGGATGAAATCAGATTGCCACCCAATCTGCAATCACTTAGATCATTGGTCAAAATGGCATTGGATGATTATGTACTTACATATCAAATATTGCCAGTATACGTATACATAACAGCAAAGAAATCATGGGTGGTTGCTGGCAATACACAAAATAGAGCTGGATGGCATTGTGATGGATTTGGTACGGATGATATAAACTATATCTGGTCTGATGTATGTCCTACGAAATATGCATTTCAGGATTTCTATGATATCTCGGATGATCACGAAGTTTCTCTTGCCCAATTTGAGCAGCAAATTAATCCAGATACAGTAATGACTTGCGTACCTTATGGATTGTATAGATTAGACAACACTATTGTACATGCCAATCCAGTTGTGGATGAACCAATACTCAGGTCATTTGTCAAACTATCTTTTTCTAATAATAGATATAATCTGGAGAATAATTCACACAATTACCTATTCAATTATGATTGGGAAATGTATGCACGTAAGGTAACACGTAATGATACCTCAAGGAGTGAATGATGTTACAACGTATAAAAGGTGATTTGATCACTATGGCGTTTGATAGGCAGTTTGATGTGATTGTCCATGGGTGTAATTGTTTCAATACTATGGGTAGTGGTATTGCCAAGCAAATTAGAGGACGTTGTGAGCCAGCATGGATTGTGGATCAGCAATCAGAATGGGGTGACTATAACAAATTGGGAAATTATACTCATGCTGAGATAATTATACCAGCAACAGATTCATCCCCAGCATCTTCTTTTACTGTGATCAATGCATACACACAATATAATATTAATGTTTCTGGTGCAAGAAGGGATGTATTTGAATATAATTCATTCCAACTAATTCTACAGAAATTGTCTTTTATCTATGGTATGCATGTCGGAATGCGTTTTGGGTTTCCGTATATTGGTATGGGATTGGCTTGTGGTGATAAAACCCGCATTATTAATATGATCGAAGAGTTTGCAAGTATAGTTTCTAATAATGCTTGCCAAACTTCATTGGTTGAATTTGGTTGAACTTTTTGTTATAATGTTGAGAAGTCCTCAAGATAGACTTGGGGCAATTTAATTTTAAAGGAGATTTAAAAAATGAAACTAGAAAATAATATCATACTTAATTTAGATTCGTACAAAACTTCGATGTATAACCAATATCCACCAAATACCACTGGTGTATATTCTTATATCGAATCCCGTGGTGGTGCGTGGGAAAAGACTCTATTCTTTGGGCTACAGATATTCATTAAGGATTATCTAACCAAGCCAATCACCAAAGAAGATATTACCATTGCAGACGAGATTCTCACAGCACATGGTGTGCCATTCTATCGTGCAGGATGGGAATATATTTTAGATAAACACAATGGTTATTTGCCATTACGTATTCGGGCTGTACCAGAAGGCACTATTCTGCCAACCAGTAACGTTCTCGTTACGATTGAAGCCACAGACACAAATTGCTTTTGGTTAACCACTCAAGCAGAGACTGCATTATTACGTGCGGTATGGTATCCAACCACGGTCGCTACACTAAGTAGGTCAATTAAAGACATTATTCTACCATACCTAAATCTAACAGGTGATCCTGCTGGTATCAATTTCAAATTGCATGATTTTGGTGCTCGTGGTGGGTCAAGTATGGAAAGTGTTGGTATTGGTGGTGCTGCTCACCTTGTAAATTTCATGGGTACTGATAATATTACTGGACTCTTGTATGCAAGAGAATATTACGATGCCGGTGTTGCTGGTTTCTCTATTCCAGCAATGGAGCACAGCACTGTGACTTCATGGGGCAGAGACCGTGAAGTTGATGCATATAGAAACATGTTGAAAAATTATGCAAAACCGGGTGCTATCCTAGCATGCGTATCTGATAGTTATGATGTGTTTAATGCCGCAGAAAAACTGTGGGGTGAAGAACTAAGACAGGAAGTTATCGACAGCGGTGCGGTTGTTGTTATCCGTCCTGATTCAGGTGACCCTGTAGAAGTCAATATCAAGCTAATTGAGATTCTGGGTAGTAAATTTGGTTACATTAAAAACTCTAAGGGATACAAAGTACTGAATCATGTAAGACTGATTCAAGGCGATGGTGTCAACGAAAATACCATTGAATCAATTCTACACACGTTTGAAGTAAATGGATGGAGTGCAGATAACATCGCATTTGGTATGGGTGGTGCTCTACTTCAAGGTGTTGTCCGAGATACCGCAAAATTTGCTATGAAATGTTCATCCGCTTGTATTGATGATGTTTGGGAAGATGTACAGAAAGATCCAATTACAGATTCAGGAAAGCGCAGCAAGAAAGGACGAATTGAGCTATGGGAATGTGGTGGTGAATATCAATCATCTATCGAAAAGCCCACTAATTGGGCGGATCGTGGGGTTGAATGGAAACCAGTACTGGAAACAATATTTGAAAATGGTAAGCTGGTTAAAGAATACACGTTTGACGAGATTCGCAATAGGTCTAACGAATAGGAGCAATTAAATGACTTATGTCGATAAAATAGATGCGTATTTTGATCGAACTAGAAATCTTTGGATTAGATTTTTTGGGCTATTTACATTCCTTTTATTGGCATTGTATATACCCGCACAATTGACATCCCAGATCAATCAAAAAGAGCAGAAGTATCAAGAGTTGGTAGATGAAATGGAAGAGATGAAGACTCGTATGTCGTTTTACCAACTCTCATTCGATAAACAGCAAGTGATGATGAAAGAGGTAGATTGTCTGGCACAGAATATCTATTATGAAGCTGGGGCAGAACCAATTGAAGGAAAAATTGCAGTTGCTCAAGTGACAATGAATAGGGTTCGTAGTGGAGATTATGCAAGCACTGTGTGTGGAGTAGTCAAGCAGAAAATAAAAGGAACATGCCAGTTTAGTTGGGTTTGTGTGAAATCGAAAGCAATATCATCAACAACATCCGCTTGGAGAGATTCTAAACGGATTGCGGAGAACATTTTGCTTTCCAAGAAGAAATACAGTATAATACCACCAACAGTGATGAATTATCATGCAAGCTACGTCACCCCAACTTGGGCAACATCTAGCGTGTTCGTGAAACAAATCGGTGGTCATTTGTTCTATAAGACCAATACATAATGGGGTTATTAATGGCAGTAATATCCAAGCAAGAGAAAGAAAAATTCTCGATGATGATAATCGAAAGAGCAATTAGGTTAAAATGTGATTACATTGATTCCATTACTACATATTGTGAAGAGAATGAAATGGAAGTTGAATTGGCAGCTAAGATGATAGATGAAAATCTAAAGAGTCTATTAGCCAATGAAGCATCTAGTATGAGAATCATTCCCAAGATAAGTAGGTTGCCGCTATGATAACTGCACTGTTTAATAGATTAATATTGTTTATGTTGATGATTTTTGGTAGAACATTTCCAAGTATCACTTTCGAAATAATATTATCCATATGGATGGTTGCTGGTGGTATTATATTGCTGACTAACGCATCCCCTTGGTGGTTAATGTTACCAGTAATACTAACATATATTCTATGAATGCATATGATTTGTTCTGCCTATTTAATTCATTAAAATTACATTTCAAATCTGACTCATACAATTTCTTTTTGTATGGTGGTAAGACCAGAAGTTCGGTAGATTCTTTCCAGAAAAGAAAAGATAAATACCTGTTTCATCGTCTTGCTAGATTATATGAATATGATGATATGGTGAATTATATTGCGGTGAATTTTGCACACTCTGATGATATATGGGTGAATGATTTATTGAAATTGGATGCAAAGAAAACATTTGATGATTGGAAGAGACGAATGGATTCTATGGAGAATGTATATAAAAATGATATTATCGGAATTACCAAATCATCTGATGATTTTAATGAACTTTTTAAGACTAAACAGGCACAATATCCAAAATTACTTTCTGCATTTTTACAGAAAGATGTTTCCCTTGAAACTATGGTCATATTGGATAGTGTCGTTGGTTATCTAAAGATTTGGGATAAATACATATCGGATGATATAATTTATCCCAAGATTTCAAGGAAAATTTCCAAGTATGGTTGTTTCTTGAAATTTGATGCTAGTGTATATAGATCAATAACGAAAAATTTATATACCTAGTTATTATGTGTAAGTGGACAAGTCGAACTAATTTAAACTAATTAAGAGGAATTAAACATGATTGATTTTAACAGATTGAAAGCACGTTCCAGCACTGGCGAAGCATTAGCAAAGCTACAGGAACAATCTAAAGGAAAGGCATCATATAAGGATGACCGCGAATGGCGAGCCGATGTTGATAAAGATGGTAATGGATATGCCGTTATTCGATTTCTTGACGCTCCCCCACAGGATGGTGAGGATGGTACAGCATATGTGAAGTACTACCAGCACGGATTCAAAGGACCGGGTGGTTGGTACATAGAAAAATCCCTAACGTCTCTGGGCAAACCGGATCCGGTATCGGAATATAACACATCCTTGTGGAATTCCGGTATTCCAGAAAATAAAAAGAAGGCAAGCTCCCAAAAGCGTAAATTGACATACGTATCCAATATTCTGGTGGTAACTGATCCAAAGCATCCAGAGAATGAGGGTAAGGTATTTCTGTTTAAGTATGGCGCAAAGATTTATGAAAAGATCAATGCCAAACTAAATCCCAAGCCTGAATTGGGTGAGACATTAGTGGAAGTATTCGATCTCTTTAAGGGCGCAAATTTCAAATTGCGAATTTGTAAGATCGCTGTTGGTGATGGTGAGGCATATACAAACTACGACAAATCTGAGTTTGATAACCCATCACCGATTGCAAGTTCGGATGCTGAGATTGAACGTATCTGGAGAATGGGGCATTCACTAAAGGATTACGTGGCACCAGATAAGTTCAAGACATATGACCAACTAAAGGACAGGTTAAATATTGTCTTGGGTGCTGGTGGAGTCGCTGGTGCTGTTGCGGGTAAGATTGCTGATAGAGAAGATCATCAGTCATCTGCTGCACCACAGAAGACATCTCCTGCTCCACAGATGCCAATATCATCAGCAGAAGGACTTGATATGGAAGATGAAGATGGAGATTTGGATTTTTTCAAGAGGTTAGCTAATAACAACGAATGATCCAATTTGGGGGCTGAAAAGCCCCCATTTTTTAACCCATATTAAATGCTACGTATGGAAGATCACTGTCATGGAATATTAATTTATTCAGTGTGTTCTCATTATTAGCAACAACAATTTTATTACCGCTTTGTGGTGTAGGCAATACGGTATTATTGGTTATTTGGTTGATTGTTTGATTGGTTGCATTATCAGATTGTTGATTTGATGATTTATCTATATTGTTCGTATTCTTATCCACAACATATGATTGATTGTTTATTTGTTGATTTGGTGCTAATGTAGCCGTTTGATTCCTTTGTATAGCTAGATCATACGATTTCTTAACAATTGGATCTAGTTTATTTCCCATTCTCATGGACATGTCCGCCATCTTCATCTGTTTAGGACTTAATGGTACACCATCTATCACTGGCTCATTTGCTATGAAAATAGTATCAGTAACTTGTGATTGTTGTGGTTGTGGTGTTAATGATGTAGTATTCGTATCTGCCTTATCATTACTCACTGATGTGGGTTTTTCTGTTGGGGCAATTTCTTTTTGTTTTATTGCTGTGGATGTTGGTGTTTTTTTGTCTGGCGCATCTTCTTCTTTTTCCTGTGTTGGTTTAATCACAAGAGGTTGTGTTTTTTGTTGCGCAGTCGTGTTCTTCGTTGTGTTATTGATAACTGTTTTTGGTGATTCTGTTGTATTAGAGTTATCGGAATGGGTCATATCATAAATTTTATCCCCAATCCATCCACCAAGATTCCCGTTTGGTCCTAACTTGTTTATTAGTTTTCCTGTGCCATATCCAATAGCACCAGCACCAGCAACTAATGCCCCACTCATTAATCCACCAGCACCACCAATGGCAGCACCAGCACTACCCAATAATTCACCAGCACCAGCCGTAATAGCCCTAGAACCAATTAAATTTCCAACTCCACCCAATATTCCACCATCGGAAGATTTGTTACCTAATAAGTCTGGATTATCTCTCATTATATCTTCTAATGCTTTCTTCACAGAATGATACATTTGATCTTCTTTTTCATCATCTTCATCCGCCAATGGATCATATAATTCATCTTTACTTGAATCATGATCGCTACCCCCACCCTTCTTTGTGTTGGATTCTGTTATTTTTATCAATTTGTTGAGTTTATCTAGAATAGATTCCATATCATGATTGACATTAGACAATGAACTGGAGAAGGAATCGTCCAGCTTACCGAGATCCTTTTCTAATTTTAGACTAATATCATTCAGTAGTTTCTTTGTTTTGTTGATTATTTTATTATCAACATCTTTCGATAGATTACTTACGCTTTTTTCTATCTTTTGTGATGATGTTTTAAAGTCATCTTTTATTGTCTTTAGGAATTTTTCTAATCCCATAACAGATTTGTATATCTTGCCAAAATTATGATCCATGTAACTCTTAGATACTGATGCATCTGTTTTTGGTGATTGTTTTTCCTGCGACTCTTCTTGTTGTGGTATATTGGCTTCTGTTGGTGGAGATGCAACATCTTTATCAAATACTTTCCCCAATACAGAAGATATATCTTTATTGAAGAACAACCCAGCTACAGTTTCTACTGTACTAGTTCTTCCGTGTTCTTTTATGGATTCTTCATTCTTACTACCAACATAATCCTTGAACCCAGCACGAACATTCCCAGTACGTTTGATATGGGAAAATAAAGTATTACTTTTTTTCTTTTTTTCTTTCTTTTTGAGATCCGATAAAAGAGCCTCAAGTTGCTTTACTGTGTCTTCGCGTTTCTTATCCATTCTACCTTCTTCTTCGTTTATTTGCTTCTATTTGTTCTTTTTCATGCTTGATTCGATCATTCTCCTCTTGCACATACTTAGATACCATAGCGATATACACATCCCTTTCCCACGGGATCATAGCCTCAAGCTCTGTGAGACTATAATGGTGGTGTTGCATCAACTCGAAGTTAGTTTTAAAATAACTTCTCAAATTTTCATTACGAAAGCTTATTCGAAAAAATCCATAATTCCCTCCAGATGTATCTTGTGTTGTGTATTACATCTGGAGCAAACAACTTCTGTATCATATTCTACTTTAGGGAGATTATTGAAAAAGTTCTGTATCAGATTAAATTGATACTGTGTAAGACCTTCAACAAACCCAACAAATTCCCCTTCCTGCATATCCTCTGGCTTATATACTTGATCCGAATCAAACAGATAATCAGTACACTGCTCTATTATGGCTATGGCTGAATCTGCTTCTGATATAGAATCATTCAATATACTTGATATATTAATGGTTGGGTATTTTAGTTTTATCCCTGTGGTAGAATCTAGCATTATGGTCATATTATCATCTACCACATTCAGTTTAGCCTCAAGCAAATTTACGTTTACTGGCATCTGGTTACCACATATAACAACATCGTCATTATCCGACACATTAGTTTGGCAAGTATATCCTAATGATATTGTTTCCCCCATTGACCTAGCGCGTATGTTTAGAAATATATGTTCTATTTCAAATAGTGGTAGTTGCTCAACATTTATATCAGATAATACACAGTTTCGTATCATCTGTTTTGTTGCTGCCAGTATTTCGTTAAAATCACCACTCTCAAGGGCAAGAAGCAATACTTTTTCTTCTTTCACTAAGAATGGTCTGAACTGTATATCTTTCTTCGATGATGCCAATTTCATTGTATATGTCGGCAAATCAATTTTTGGTAAATTCATAATGTCTCTCTGTAATTCAATTATGTTTATATTTATTCTGCAACCCAATATCTATAGCACATGGTAACCTGTATCTTCTGGAATTGGTCGTCGCTCCATGTGATAGTCATTGGTGTCGTTGTTGTGGGAAATGCTTCCATGAGTGTACATGCGTATGTAAGATCTCCATGTTCTGTATATTGATTTATAGTTATGTTTGATGTGTAATCATCTCTAAAACTAAAATCAAATGTTTTGGTTGGATTTATATATTCCATCCAGACATCAAAGAACTTCTTTTGTTCTAATGATCTATCACATAATAATGTGAAATTCACTTCCTGATACGTTGATAGTGTTGGTGTTTTATACGTGGCACCATATATTCTTGAATCTACAGTATTCAATGACCTACCAGGAAATTCAGCCATTTCACAATAAAATGTCATCCTTTGTAGAGTGTCTGTGGAAAAGCGATGTTCGACGTTATTATCACCTATAAATTTTGGTGAAGAAAATATAACATTAAACCTATTGCTTTTTGCTAATCCATCAGATTTTACTTGTGCTATGAATGTATCAACGCTAGATGGACTGATGTTTGTGTCTGCTCTTTCTAGTAGATTGGTATCAGGTGTTACTCTCATAAACCCTAATGCGTCATCTGCACCATTTGGCTGAACACGCTTTTTGAATCCGATACCACCCAAATATTTACCTATATCATTAGCGGCATTATATGCATCACTAAAAGAATGGATATTCTTAATTTCTTTCCCTAATGCTTTAAGCTGTCCAACCGCAGCACTGGTTTTTACTGCTGTTTTAATTTCACCCTTAACATCGAAGAATGGCTTACTTCTTGAAGAAGTTACATCAGTTCTTGCTAGTGGTGGTCTAAGATATCCACTCGTATTACCATGTGGCGGAGGAGGTGGAAGTGGTGGGGGTCTAATTGCCATTAATTGTCATTGCTCCTACAAATAAACAAATCTTTGCACAGGAAGGAATAGTGCAGTTTCCCAATTATCTGGTTCTATGTATATCATAGGGGATACTATATGTTCGAACAAATATCTCTTTACACAATTTTCTATAAGTTTATAACGCCTAGATCCAGCCAATAAATTATACGACAAATTAAATGTTGTCGTGTCATCATATTTATCATTATTTATGAAGTCGTGTAATTTATCCAACAATACCAGTCTGCTATATGGGTCTAGGTAGTGAAGATTTAAACCCAAAAAACCATTATCATAATGCTCCATTGGTATCACCAATGGATATTTATCCCATACTGGTAAAGTATCTTTGTGTTTAGCGTCATAATGGAAGAAATACATTTTCCCAATATATGCCCTTGATGCAATGCGCTTGGCATCATTTAATATATTTGACCTGTTTGATGGGATTCTTGTCTTTGCTATCTGTGAGCCAAGCCAAGCTCTTGCCTGATCCGTTCTTGGCTTTATCCCAGCAGCAGTCATATTCTTACTAAATTTATCAAACAGTGATGCCATAAAGCTCTCTTTCGGTTAACACCTTAAAATTCCATCCCCGCTTATTACAATATTCGATAGCCGCATTCCATTTGGCTTCATTGATTCCCCAAGTAACAACTTCTCTTATGTATCTCTTACTTATTTTGGATTTTTTCTCTGGTGGGCTGCTTTCCTTGGCTGGTTTGATTTCTATTATTGTGTTATCAATCAATCCATTTACGTTCTTGGTTTCCACATAAAAATCCGGATAATATTTGTGCCATCTATTATCTATTGGTGATAAATAAGGAATGAACAATTCTTCACTAGCCCATTTAATAACACCAGGATTCGTGTCTAAATGCTCCATAGTCTTCCTTTCCCACAAACTTCTAAAAATTATGTTCGTGGGGTCGCCTAAATATTTACTAGGATTTTTGGGTGTAAATTTTCCTGAATATGCCATATAACGTTATTTAGTAGGTAAAAAAGATGTATATCAACACATATATAGGTATTTTCTAATGGGGCTACCATCGAATATAAATGGTAAACCAGCATTCACTAGTGGTGGTAAGGTTGGTCCTCGTGGTGGTGCGGGTGCTCCTCCGAATACAGCATGGGCTATTTCGAAAGGAACACTTAAACCATCAGAAAAAAATTCTCCGGCATCTGATCTCAATAACACAGATCCACATGCATCAATGTTGAAATATCCAGAAGATCTTGGTTCTGTTGATTCTGTAAATAAGCACATATTAGAAATAGTTGTGTATAAGCAGATACAATCAACATTAAATAAAGGCAACATCAAATATAATAGTGATCAATGGAAACAAGAAGCCGGATTTGATAAAAATAATAAGATTGATGTAACAACCGGATATGATGTTAAAGCTGGGCAGATTGGTGTGGATGCTGTTGGTAGTTCAACGGTTAAATCCGTGACCAATGGTGTAGTTAAGGGCGGTCAAGTTGTTACTGGTCATGCTGCTGCTACAGTTGATGTATCACGTAAGACAGTAAAAGATCCTGTTGCCTATATCCATCTATTCATGCCGGATATGGTTGTATATGATTATAGACACGATTTTGATCCTGTTTCTGTAACTGATGCACTTGGTAGTGCTGGGTTATTGGATCAGAGTAAAACTGGCACTGGCGAATTATCTGGAGCAGCAGCTTCTGCAACTGGAATAATGGGAGATAAGATAAAGGATGTATCTATATTCTCGAATGGATATGCATTGAATCCTCAACTTGAAATTCTATACAGTAAAACTAAAAATAGAGAATTCAGATACGAATTCAAGTTCTCACCGAGAAGCAAGAAAGAAGCGGATTCGATTGACTCCATAATCAGAACTCTCAGGTATCATGCCGCACCAGAATATTCTGCTGCCGTTGGTAGCAGATATTTTGTTCCCCCATCAGAATTCAGATTAAACTTTCTTATGGGTGGATACCCAAACGAAAAGTTACCTAGAATAGGACAATGCGTGTTATCAGAAATAAATGTCGATTATGCCAGCTCCGGACACTATTCGACATTCTGGGATGGTACACCAATTGAAATAAAAATGACGCTATTGTTTGTTGAAACAGTGGTGCTAACAAAACAAGATATAGATATCGGATACTAAGCATGTCATATTTTAAATACTTCCCACAGCTATTATATTCGACAAGTTTAAATGCACAGAATTTTGTGCAAGTACCCAACATCTTATCTAAAGTAAATTTCATAAAAAATACACTGAACAATTCAGCATTATACTTTGAGTACACTGTGCGAGATGGGGAGAAACCAGAAGATATTGCCAGTAAACTGTATGATGACCCATTCAAACATTGGATAATACTGTTGGCTAATGATATTACAGATCCACAATTTGATTGGGTATTGAGTTATAATTCTTTCCAAGAATACATTAACAAAAAATACTCATCAGTTAATATACAACTTGATACCAGTGATACGTATTCAGGTGATTATATTGCATCTGAGACTCTATATCAGGGAAGCTCCATAGATAAATCAATTGCGTATGGGCATGTCATATCATATGACAACATAAACAAAATATTACACGTCAATTTCCTAACAGATTCATTGGATGCGAGCCAACCAGTAACAGGATCATCCTCTGGAGTAACGCACAATGTGGCTAGTATAACCATCAACAATGATGGCTTTAACTGGGCATCAAATACCCACATATACTATGAAACAACAGAAAGAAAATATAATACACACGATAAAACAGTGACAAACTCCAGCTATAAAGTCACTAACAAAACATATAATTTTGCAACGAAGTCAATTGTGGATAATGATGTAGAATACGTATCATCAACATCGTCCACTCCAATTAGTGATGGATCAGAACTCATCATAGAAAAAACAACAGCACCAATATCATATTACCAATATGAAGATGCTCTTAATGAAGAGAAAAGAAAAATAAAGATTCCAAAGAAAGAACATGTGTCTGTCATAGAATCTCAATTTAAATCTCTACTTGGTGGGTAATATAGTATGGCAGATGGTGTAACAGAATCCACACAATTTACATTTACTACTGCAACACTAGTTAACTCCAGTGGTGCAGCGATAGATATAAAATTCATGATACAGGATATGAATGTATATGAGGATATATTTTCTTCTGTTATTACAGGTGATATTCTAGTCAGAGATGCACACAATATAGTTGATGTGATGAGTCTATGTGGTAATGAATATTTACATATAGCATTCGAAACACCAACATTAAAACCATTTGATAAGTATTTTAGAGTATATAAGATATCAAATCTGAACATGCGTAATCTCAATTCATATGAGTATACCATGCATTTTTGCTCAGATGAATTTGTAATAAATCAACAAATAAGAATATCCAAATCGTATTCAAATATGACCAACGATAATATCGTGCAGGATATCCTAAAGAACAAATTAAAAGTTCCAGCAGAAAAAATATCATTCATAGAAGAAACTAAGGGTATACAAAATATAATTGTTCCCAACATGAAGCCATTCGAAGCCATAAATTGGATATCCTCATTCTCTCTTAATAAAAAACTCAGTTCATCATATCTGTTTTTTGAAAATAGAGATGGATTTAACTTTATATCCCTTGATAGCATGTTTACATCACAAGTATACAAGGATATAACAATAAATCCAAAAAACATAATAGATGACGATAATAAGCCGGAGCAAAACAGATATATTCCAGATAGGATGGAAATCCCTCAAACCTTTGATGTGTTGGGTACATTATCAACTGGTGGGTATTCATCAAACATGATAAAACTTGACCTATTGAGACAGAAGCATGAGTTCCTATCATTCAATCCAATCAAGAACAAGGTTCCAGCATTAAATGATTTTCCAATCACAAACAATGCCACGAATAGATTAGGTAATAGTCTTGTTGATGGTTCTGCGTATACCAGATATTTCCCGTCATTTCAGGGGAACTTGGTTGATAAATGGTTGCTACAAAGAGCCACACAACTATCCTTGTTAAATTCATTTCGTATGAATATTCAATTATCTGGTGACTCACAACTCAGAGTTGGTGCTATTCTGAATGTGGATTATCCATCCATACAACCAACAGATTCATCACAAAAAATAAAACCGGATAATAGTAAGTCTGGTAAATATATTGTTACGTCTCTTAGGCACAGGATATTCAATAATAAGTACATAAATTATCTGGAGATATGTAAGGATTCTATGGTAGAAGCAATACCAGAAATGTCAAATGGTGTTCTATATGATAAGGCGAAAAAATCATGAAATTTAGAAAAGAGTTTATTGGATTAGATGGTTTCTATTGGTGGTTTGGTGTTGTTGAGAATAGACAGGATCCACTTGGTCTTGGTAGATGCCAAGTTAGAATATTTGGTGCACACACAGAAGTATTGAGTGATATCCCATCAGACGATTTGCCTTGGGCGCATCCAGTTCACGCATTAAACAATCAAACATTCTCAACACCAAAAGAAGGTGAGCATGTATTCGGATTTTTCATTGATGGTAAGTTCGCCCAATCACCTGTTATGGTTGGAATAATACCCGGCATACCTCATGAAAAACAATCAACATCAACCGGATTTGCTGATCTGCGCACAACAGAAGAAATATCAACCGCACCAAAAAAGCCAGATTCCTTGAATTTCAGTTCTGATGGCTCCGGTGTAAAGGTGACAGAAAAAGAATCATTTGAGCCATTGCGATTTCCGCCGGATGATCAACTTGGGCATCCAACAAATAGCAATCTCACACGAAATGAAAATATCAAAAAGACATTGATACAAGATAGACGTGAAAATCTAACGTCAGTTGAGGGTGCATTTGGCACTTCTTGGAAAGAACCATTTCCGGCATACGCCACAAAGTATCCATACAATAAAGCACTGGAAACCGAATCTGGTCATATAATGGAATTCGACGACACACCAAAAGCAGAAAGAATCCATATTGCACACAGAACTGGAACATTCGAAGAGATATATCCATCCGGCACTAAAGTAGAAAAAATCGTAAAGAATAATTACCAGATCATATTATGTGATGATCACCTATATGTGGCAGGTAAAGTTAACATAACCATAAATTCCCATGCCAATATAAAAGTTGTGGGTGATATCAATCTGGAAGGAAACGGAAACCTGAATGCTGGCATTGCCGGAGACACCAATCTCACCATAGGTGGGGATTTTAACATAAAAGCCACCAATATGAACGTCGAACTATCAGACGAATTAAACGCCGTTTCTGGCGGTGCTACCAAAATGAGCAGTGGGGGGTCGTTCAACGCCAAAAGTGGCTCCAGCGTCAATTTAAGTGGCTCTGGTGCAATCAATCTTGCTGGGTCAGCCACCAACTCCGCAAATAAGCTAAGTACTGGTATGTTGGATGTTGGCTCCACCACCAATCTAATAGCCACTGGTTCGGATTCCAATGGGGATAGCCATGCTCTACCTATAAATGGCACTGATGCAGCATCACCAAGCTCCGCTGAATCCGCTAAAAAGTCCGGTTTGGGTGATGCCCCAGAAACAGGATCACCCACAACAGCCGCACCATTCATTGAACAGACACCAGCAGATAGAGCAGCATTTTTTGTTGATTCTGGTGATGATCCGGCGGAAACAGCTGAATATGTACAAAAACAAATAGATGCTGGAGTGTACACCCAGCAACAAATTGATGAAGGTAAGAACCCAACGGAAGGCGAATCAGACACAACTCCACCACCAACGAATATAACTGAAACTAAAGATTGTGGTGGAATAGAGAAAAATACAGATTTCCCAAATAGCCTACAATTATCCAAATCATTTACTCTTGGTGCATTATCCGGTCAAGCTGTCATGGGTGATCCATTGAAGGATCAAAGAGGATTAACTAAGGGTCAGATTGCATGTAACTTAAAACTTCTTGCGATGAATTGCCTTGATCCAATTAAGGCAAAATACCCATCGATGATAGTAACCAATGCGTTCAGATATCCTACAGGTGCAGCTGCTGGTAGGTCACAGCATGAAATTGGACAGGCTGCTGATATGCAATTCCCTAGTTTCAGTAAATCCGAATACTATAACATTGTACTTTGGATACGTGACAATGTTCCACATGATCAATTATTGCTGGAGTACAAAACTACTGGTACTGGAATGCCGTGGATACATATATCCTTTAATAAGGAAGGAAATAGACAGAATTCCACCAAGAATATGACATTTATGAATCATACCCCATATAAACCATATTATATAAATCTAGCATAAATATAACACATATTTGGCAGCAGGACTAAAATGGTAACAAGAATATTTTCTGATTTGGATCTGGATTTCACAAAGCATCCAGTCACGAAAGATGTCAGTAAAAAAATAAATGACAATGCCATCATTGCCTCATTGCGCAATCTGATAATGACCAATTATTATGAAAGACCATTCAACCCAAAAATGGGAAGTAATATATCTGCTCTGTTATTCGAACCAATTGATACTATCACGGCATCAATCATGAGAAACGAAATCAAAACCATGATTTCCAATTACGAACCTAGAGTCAGAATAAATGATCTACAGGTAAATGCTGATCCGGATAGTGATAAATATGATGTTACTCTGGTATTTTATACCAACAATTCCATAAAACCAATAACAGTTAATCTATTCCTCAATAGGCTACGATAATGACAAATGACCTAGAAAACAAATTAATCGTAACTGATCCTGATTTTGAGAACATAAAGACAAATCTCAAGAACTTCCTACGTTCACAGGATACGTTCTCTGATTATGATTTTGAAGGATCTGGATTATCCAACCTTATTGATTTGTTGGCATACAATACCCACTATATGGCGTTTTATGCTAACATGATTGCAAATGAATCATTCTTGGATACTGCATCAATACGAGATTCCGTGGTATCTCACGCTAAGATGCTTGGCTATACACCACATTCTGTGACTAGTGCCATTGCTAAAGTAAATATATCCTTCACAGATACATCATCAGCAACAATATTGACTCTACCGAGATTCACTAAATTCTCATCTGAGCCATTGGATGGTGTTAATTACATATTTTCCAATCTGGAAGAAGTCACTGTATTGAAAACCGGAAACACATTCGAATTCACGGGTATTAATATTACTGAGGGTAATCCTGTAAATTTCGTGTACCAATACAACATGCAGACAAACCCACAAGCAGAATTTGAAATTCCTGATGCTGGAGTTGATGTATCAACCATAGAAGTAATTGTACAGTCATCATCCACAAATACAACACAGACAAAATATGTTTTATCAACAGATCCAACATTAGTTGATTCTACTTCACTTGTATTCTTCATAGATGAAACCAGAAACGGAAAATACAAAATATATTTCGGTAATGGTATTCTGGGAAATGCTCTATCCGATGGTAATCTTGTGGTGATCAGCTACTTGGTTAGTAGTGGTGTTGCTGCAAATAAAGCGACCAACTTCACCTTGCTGGATAGTATTGATGGGTCAGTTCAAGGAACAGTAACAACGACACAAGCAGCTGCTGGTGGAGCATACATTGAATCAATTGATAATATCAAATTTGCGGCACCAAAATCATACATTTCAAACAATAGAGCAGTAACCAAGAATGATTACATCGTTCTGTTACAGAAAAAATATCCATCCCTACAAGCAGTAAATGTTTGGGGTGGGGAAGAAAATGTACCACCAGTATATGGAAAAGTATACATATCAGCAAAACCTGCGCTGGGCTATGAAATAACAACAACAGAAAAACAATACATCCTTGATAATATCGTGTCTCCTTTGAGTATTGTAACAGTCACTCCAGAGTTCGTTGATCCGGATTATACCTACATGAACTTGGATATAAAGGTAACATACAATCCAACCAGTACAAGTTTAACGGCTGGGCAAATAGAAAGTCTGGTCAGATCAGTTGTGTATTCATATTCTGCTGCCAACCTAAACACATTCAATTCATATTTCAAATTGTCTAGGCTTATGCGAGCTATTGATAACATCGAATCATCAATAGAAAGCAACCAGATAGATGTTCTGATGGAGAAGAAGCTAAGTCCTGTTTTAGGTAAATCCAGAAACTATGTCATAGATTTCCATACAGAAATAAAGAGATCAACCGGAAAGATTAAGATCAATTCCTCACCCGGCTATTCACAGAAAGATGGAAGTGGCACAGTGCGCCAATTCTATTTTGAAGAAGTTCCACTATCATTCACGGGAATAAGTTCTGTAAATATAATCTATGGTGGTTCAGGATTTGATTATACCCCAACCATCAGAGTTATTGGTGATGGTGTTGGTGCGGAAGTAGAAGCATTAGTGACTAACGGGAAAGTAACATCTGTTAGTGTTGTCAAGAGTGGTACAGGATATACTACAGTAGAATTAATTGCGTATGACTTGGAAGGCAATGCGTTAAGTAATGTTATCTTATCAGCGAACATAGAAAACACAATAGGAAATCTGAGAACATATTACTATGATGATAATAAGATCAAAAAGATATATTCGAATGATGCTGGTGTTATTAATTATACTACCGGAAAAATAACACTAAATTCATTCACCCCATTGGATATTGGTAATGATACCAAAGTAATCAGCTTTTTCGCGGAGCCACAGAATGTATTATTCAATTCCAAAAAGAATTCGATAATAACCATAGACACCGAAAATTTGGCATCAGTTAAAATCACTCCTATACCGATAAAATAATAGATGACAATTAGCACAAACAAAGTATCAATACTAATCAATGATCAGCTTCCTAGATTTATCAGGGAAGAACATCCTATTTTTGTTGAATTTCTTCAAAAGTATTATGAGTTTCTTGAACAACCAAGCAATCCCATATACGAATTAAAGAAATTTCAAGATAATTATGATATTGATGCAACACGCGAATCACTCTTAAAATATTTTAAGAGCAAAATACTACCATCTTTCCCAGAAGAAACAGCATTATCAACAGAAAGAATAATTAAAGCATCAAGAGACTTCTATGCTAAGAAGGGTACACCAGAATCATTCAAATTCCTATTCAGGGTGTTATACAACAAAGATTTAGATATATTCTTTCCTAAATTACAAATATTAAAAGCATCTGATGGTAAATGGGTGCAGCCACAATCCATAAGATTAAGTATAACAAATACCAACATCAATATAAAATTACTGGAAAAGAGAAAAGCCTATGGTTCCCTATCAAAGGCGAGTTGTGTGGTGGAATCTGCGTATCTACGGATAGATACATCAAGCAATACCGAAATTCTGGAATTATTCATATCAAACATTAATAGATTCTTCCAGAACGGAGAAGATCTAGTAATCAACTATTTGGATGACGATGGGATTTCGCAGACGTTTTCTGCGAAAATCATAGGTGCTATTTCTAATATAACACCAAATCCAAGCTATAGGGGGACACAATATAATACGGGTGATCCAGTTGTTATTAGCGGTGGATTAGATAAGACACTTCCCACAACACGAAAGGCTGTTGCTCATGTTGGTAACGTGTCAACCGGATCAATAGATGCCATTAATGTTCTTGATGGGGGTTTTGGTTTCAGCACATATTCAACACTGATAGATATTAGCACTGATACGGGTAGTGGTACTCTGTTGGAAGTTGATTCTGTAGATACCGGAAATGCAATACCTATTAGAGTTTACACTGGATCAATATATAATCACAGAGATACACTATTGAGTGGAACACCATTTACGACAATGGCATCTCCTCCAAGAAACATATCCAATACGGTATCTGATATATTAAATCTACAATATAATGATTTGAGTATATCACCAATAAAAACAATTATGGTAGAAAGCTCTGGATCATTCTATAAAGACACTCCATCATTTGATGCCATCTCCCTATATGATACGGATGCATCCGGCACAATCATAACCACAAGCCTATTAAATTATGATAATGTTGCTGCCACGGTTGTGCTATCACATGTTGGTGTATCTTCAGTTGATGATTACTACACAAACTGGTTATTGCATGTAGGTAACCAAGCCAGATCTATCATAAGATATGATGGAGCAACCAATAAAGCCTATTTAAATAGAAAATTTGAATCCAATATTCTTGATTCAAATATAAGTGATTTTGGATCCACCTTGGATTCTAGGTGTAATATAAAAGGATTGGGTAAAATTGCCAAGATTAAAATATCTGCTGGTGGTGTTGGTTACAGTGCATCTGATACATTAACCTTTGTTGGTGATGGTTATGGTGCGTCTGCTACTATATCAGTTACTGGTAGTGGCACTATATCAGCAGTTACACTACATGACTATGAAACAAGCTCTACGAACTTCACCGGAGAGGGATATAGAAATCCTCCTACTATAACAATAAATTCATCTGGTGGATCTGGTGCAATCTTAACTCCAATTCTACTTGGTGATGGTGAATCATTATCATCTGTTAGTGGTAGAGTTGGGCAAATACGCGATATAATTGTTGATGATAGGGGAGTTGGTTATGGAACCACACCAATAGTATCACTCAAAATAATGGATATTAAAATATCCCCACTCAGTGAAAATGACCACATAATTGATGGGGATATAATCTATCAGGGATCTAACGTAAATACGGCATCATTCTACTCTACTGTGGATAGTTATGATACAGCCAATAGCATAGTTAGAGTATTTAATTATTCAGGTACACCAACACAATCATCTAATTTGGTTGTATATAAATCATCAACAGAAACAATAAACACAACAATAGTGCCAGTTATCATAAATGGTAGTCCTGCATTATTCCGTAAGTATGGTGACGGTAAAGCTAAAGCTAATGTATCATTCTCCAATGGTATCATTAAATATAATGGATACTACATGAACACAGATGGTCAGGTGAGTTCAGATAAAAAATTACAAGGATCAAATAAATACCACAACTTTTCATATGGAATACAGTCAGACATTCAATATTCAGAATATTCGAAGTCTATATTAGATATTGTGCATCCGGCTGGAACAAAATTACTTCCGGTGTACACACGACAGATCAATAAAAAGGTGAATGAACACTCAACAATCAATGTTCATATTGAAGTTGTTAATTCCAACACTAGCATATCCAATTGCAATATTGCATATGGATCAACTTCTGTTGTTACATACAGTGGTGATACGCTAACATCAGTGGCTGCGGCAAATGATATCATCAGAATAGAGCATTCTGGTATAATTTTCAATAAAGTGATAACAAGTGTTGTCGATAACAACCATCTAACAATAGAAAGTCCATGCGCAGTCTTTGGTGATGGTAAATTATACGTGAATGCCATGAATGCATCGGTTGTGATGTCATCCAATGATTATCCGGTATTAAACACCACCACACCAATATCCACAGTAACCAGTGTGGGGCTAGGACCTACTCATTCATTTACCAGAGCAGGAACTGGGTTTGGTGGATCTATTGGTGGCACAGCCAATAATCAATTATACATAGGCACACCAACACCAACTCTTGGTGGAATAGTTGCTGGTATGTATATACACGACACGACAAATCTGATTGGTGCTAATGTGTATGTTGTTGAGTATGTTAGTTCGGGTTCTTATTGGCAATTGAGTCGTGATGTTGGTCAACCAGTATCATCGACAACAATATATGCTCAAGCTGCGGATTATGTGGATAATAATGTCTATATCACAAGATGTGGTGAGGCTGGCTCAGTATATAATCCATTAACGAATGTAGTTGGTAGTAGCTCATTGCCTGTGACTGGTGTTCTATGGAATGCAAGTGGCTGGACAACACTAACGGATGTAAAAACAAGAACATATTACACAACAATAACTGCTGCAACTGGTGACACATCCGTAAATACACCAAATTATGATCTGGTAATGCATGATACAATTAATGATAAATATTACAAGGTGAAATTCACCAGTTGGCAAAGTGGGGTTGGCACAAGTAGTGGTAGTTTCTCATATACTAGAAATTTATTGAATATACAATATGACAATTCTGATAGAATGACTTTCAATGTGGGATCAAGTTATATTACAGCAAACCTAACAACGGGAAGTGGTAATACAACCAGCACAGTCAATATAAATACCAGTAATTATATGGCAAATACCAGTGATTACTATACTGGAATGACACTTCAAGTGTTGAATTCGACAGTGCAGCCAAATACTAGCACTATTGTTGAATATAATGGAGTAACAAAAATAGCATACTTATCACCAGCGTTAGGTGTGGCTCCAACGGCAACCAGTAATATTGCCATATATGGTAATGGATTGGTAACCAAATCTGTTATTGGTGTGACGGGTAATACAATTACCCTAAATACAAGTTCAGGTATTGTATATACAAAGAATAACGTATCATATAATGTATCATCGAAGATAAATGCAGAGAATTATGAAATTATCAAAACTAATTATATTCCAGATTAATTGAGGGAAACATGAGTTCACTATTTACAAATTATTTCGGAGTATTCAATGCATTAAATTTCGAAAGATATATCTCCACTGTTGGACACACATACATTACTTTTGGTAAATGTGCATCTTGGACTGATGAGAGTTCACCACCGACACCAACAGATGCATCTAGTACATTCTTTGATTATTGGGATAATATGATTGGAATGAAGCAGATAACTCCAGCAGACATAAATCTAGTTATCCCTAGAGTTGATTGGACAACTGGCACAGTATATACGGAGTATTCTGGTAGCACAGAATTATTAAAGAAAGTATCAGATTCCAGCACAAAATATTACTATAACTTCTATGCAAGAAATACGAAGGATCAGATATTCAAGTGTTTATACAACAATAATTCTGCACCATCAACAGTTATGCCGGAAATACGTATTGATGGTCAACTACCGGAAAGCGCGTATATAATCACATCTGATGGATATAAGTGGAAATATATGTACACCATTCCATCGGGGTTAAAACAAAAGTTTTTCACATCAGATTTCATGCCAGTTGTATCAGAAAGTATCGTTACAAATAGCGCAGTTGATGGTAGATTGGATATTATTAAAATACCAGTTGCGGGTGCTGGATATAATGCAAACAGTAATGCCAATAGCCTATCAATCGTAACAGTATCTGGTGATGGTGAAGATGCGATAATTACGTTAAAGGTATCAACAACAGCTGCTAATGGTGCGAACATTGTTGATTATAATATTATAGATGCTGGTTATGGGTATAGAAATGCCACATTAACATTAAATGATCCATTGAAGATAGCTGGGACTGCTAATGGGTCACTCCTAGCAGTTATAGGTCCTGCTGGCGGGCATGGTTCGGATGTGGTGAAAGAATTGGGCGCATCAAACCTAATGGTATCTGTTGATATAGAAGGTGATGAAGGTGGATATTTCCCAATAAGTGCTGGGGAATATCACTATACCAGACAAATTGGAATAATAAATTCCCCAAGACTCATGGCAAATAATGCCTTGGCTATAGACACTAAATACAGAGCAACTAATAAATATACAACAAGTGGTAGTGCTCCATTTAGTCATGGTTCAACGGTATTTCACAAAAACCAAGCAGATAATACAATTACATTTTCTGGGATAGTTGATCACGTATTAAACAAGACAAGCGGAAGTCTACTCTATTTGTCTAATATAACAGGAAAATTAGTTAATTCTAGTGGGGTCAGTTTACTACCACTAAATATAGCAGATAGTAATGGTAATGGGGATAGTATTATGATCGAAGAAGTTTCACCATTGAAAAAGTATAGTGGCAATCTTCTATATATAGAGAATAGTACAAAATTCAATAGGTCTTTGGACGAAACAACACAGTTTAAATTTGTATTAAGTTTTTAAGGTAAAACCACATGGATTTTAACGCAGAACCGTTTTGGGATGATTTCGAAAGCACAAATGGAGCAAAAGACGAGAATTACATGAAAATTCTCTTTCGCCCAGAATATGCTGTTCAGGCTAGAGAACTCACCCAGATACAATCAATTCTACAGAATCAAATAAAGAACTTTGGTGATCATGTATTCACTGATGGTTCTCCTGTAACTGGTGGTCATTTATCTCTAAACACAAAAGCACAATATCTGAAATTAGACCCAGTATATAATAACGTTGACGTTGATTCTAGTGAATTTATCGATAAAGTTATATTCAATTCTAATGGTGTACGCTCAAAAGTAATTGCTGTTGATGACACACAGCAGTACCCAACACTCATGGTTACATATATGAGTGGTGGACCATTCACTGGTGGGGATGTAATTGAAACAATTACAGGTAATCCAACAGCACAACTAATACTTGATAGTACTAGTACTGGCATTGGATCAACAGTATCAATTAATGATGGTATTTTCTATGTTGATGGATATTTCGTGCAGGTTGCTGGGCAAACAATCGTACTGGATTCATATAGCAATACACCATCATTTAGAGTTGGATTGGAAATAGATGATGTTATTGTGGATGAAAATGATGATGCCAACTTACTGGATCCTGCACAAGATTCATTTAACTATCAAGCACCTGGTGCGGCAAGGTACAAATTTAGCCTAAATCTAGCAAAGCGATCCCTCACTTCAATAGAAGATCAAAAGTTTTTCGAGTTGCTTCGTGTAGAAAATGGTGTTGTCACCAAGCAAGTTGATTATCCAATATACTCAGAATTGGAAAAGACATTGGCAAGACGAACATATGATGAATCTGGTGATTATATTGTAAAAGATTTCTCCATCTCTGTTGCTGCTAATACAACATCGGATGATTATTTCGTCGCTAGTATTTCTCCGGGCAAGGCTTATATCAACGGTTATGAGTTTGAAACAGTTGGTTCAACTGTATTGAATATACCTAAAGCAAGATCACAAAATACATCATCAGATTATGACCTATCAATGAATTATGGCAATTATTTGTATGTATCTAATGTTATTTCTACAAATTCCGCTGCGACATCAAATACCAGTAATGGTATGTTTGATATCACCAAGTTACCAACCATAGATTTGCATTGCGTACCATCTTGTAATATTAATACAACATCCCTTCTTGGTTATAATACCACATATATGGGATCAGCAACCGTTCTGAATGTGATCCGAAAAAATTCAAAAGAATATGCGATGTATTTGTCAAATGTTAATATGGTATCCAATGTCGCAACAGTAGCATCACCAGTTCCAACCATAAGTACGATAACTCTTCCTGCTTATTATAGCAATTTGGTTAATGCGTATGCCAATACAACCATAAAAGTGCTTGATGGTGCAGCAGCTGGCGATGTTAAAAAGGTATTGAGTTATAGCGGCACTGATGGCACTAAAACACTGACGATTCAAGGAACATTCACTGTCACTCCAACAGCATCATGTAATATAGCATTCTTGTATGGTATTACTGATACAGATTCAATGGTGGAAGTATCGACTAATAAGACCGTATTTAATGTTAGTATGGATATATCCAGTACTAGTAAGGATGCAGCAAATTCTACAATAATGTATGATCCTAGTATCAATTCATTCATATACAAATTACCAGAAGATCATATTGCAAACAATTCCATAACAAAAGCAGATTTTGTTTATGAGAAATTTATAAAGGGATTGACTTTAAGTACTACCGGACAAGCAACAATAACATTATCTGGTGATGAAACATTTAATTTCGGTACTGATGGATCAAATGTTGGTGTTTCTGCCAATGACAACATCATATGCGTGGTGTCGGCAAATAACTCAGTAACAGCTAACGGCGAAATATTAAATTTATCGGGTAGTGGTGGGGGTGGTGTCGGATATGTGTCCAGAACAACAAACCAATCAATAACATTAAATTTAAATAGAACAACAGCCAGTGCAACAGCAAAAGTTGATGTCATTGTTAAAGTTAGATCGAATTGGGATAGAAGTCTTGTAAGTACTAATCCAAATCTACGAACGAAAACAAAAATCGGTGATGATACAACAACTACACTATCCAGCGGTGATTTGTCTGGTACAGGTACAACTTCAGTTACCGGACAAACATCGGTTAAGGTAAATACCACGAATGGGTTTATTTGGTTCACTGATCCTACTGTCATCAACAAAAACCCGCAAGGAAAAACTTCGCTATACCTTCCTGATGTGTTCCGAATAAAGAAGATATATTCCTCTGGGGATAATTCGGTTGATCCTAATCCAAGCAATGCAATTGATATAACAGATAGATTTTATCTAAATTCCGGACAAACATTAACCACATATGATCATGCCAGCATAGTTCTAAAATCCAATGCAACTGTTCCGGCTGGACGTATTGTTGTATTGGCTCAATATTATGATCATAGCAGTAGTCCTAATGGGTATTTCACTGTGGATTCATATCTGAATGTATCAGATTATGTAAACAATTCGATCCCCACATTCATAACATCAGATGGTACAGAATATAATTTACGTGATTGTATTGATTTCAGAGCAACTAGGGTCAAATTAGATATTGCCAATACGTATTATGGATCAAAAACCCCATCACCAAGTGATGTCTTTAGATTAACGTATGCATACTATGTACCAAGAATAGACAAAATTGTTCTCACAAAAAGTAAAGAGATGAAATTGTTATCTGGTGTACCAGCAAAGAATCCGGTTCCGCCAATGGATAATACAAATTCCATGGAATTATTTAGATTAAGTATACCTGCATATACATATTTCCCGTCCGATGTTAATGTAACGTTAACTAAACATAAACGATATACGATGCAAGATATAGGTAATCTTGAACAAAGAGTACAGAATATTGAGTATTACACTGCTTTGAGTTTGTCCGAAAAAACAGCAAAGGATAAGGTTCTACTATACAAAGATAACGCAACACAAAAAGAAAAATATGGAATTCTTGTGGATAGCTTCATTGATTTCTCCACAGCAGATACATTATCACCCGATTTTAAATGCTCCATTGAAAACAATAAACTTGGTGCATATGCAAATCTTAACAGTACACAACTTCAAGTTGGTGCATATGATAGTTCTCTTATATATGTTGGTGATAAGAGCATTGTATTGAATTATACAGAAACAACTGCAATAGAACAGCCATCAGCAACCACACAGGTTACGGTGAATCCTTTCTTATTTGGTAAATTTGATGGTAATCTTAAATTGAATCCTGATTCTGATTTCTGGTTCTCACTAAATATACCACCAGATGTGCTGGAGACACGACCAATATTACCTACTACACCTAGTGGTGTTATCGTAAGTAGTCAAAATTATTATGCTAATCCGGTAACATCCGTATATGGTGCTGCGCCAACCACATCTACTGGTGGGATTCCCACAAAAAATAACATTTAATAAATTAGGTCAATACACATGGATTTAATAACAAGATATGCTAGACAAAATCAGATAATCTATACTGGAAACTCATTAAATCCAGATAGAACAGCTAATTGTTTTTTCAACGGTATATCAGTAAATAGTTATTGTCAACAAGGTAATCGTGTTGAGGTTGCTAATACCGCCAACGTATCAACCTTGATGGTTGGTGATGGTATATTGAACACGACAACCAATGCTTTTGCTACGGTAATGGCAACATCAAATAATTACATATACCTAGACCAGAATTACATAACGATAAATGTTACCCCATACGCAGCCAATACTTTAGCAGCAAATTATTATGCTGTTGGTGATCTAGTATATCAACAAGTTTTAACTAGAACGAATTCATATGGACAAACAGCACCAGGACCAAAATCCTATTATAGATATAGTAGTTGGGTAAATAATTTTGCTGTTGATGTTGCAACTTCAGAAACACGATCATATAAGGTATCTTTTGATACAGCAGGAACATATTATCTATATTGTGCTGCGGATGATTATGCAAGTGTATATGTTGATGGTGCTCTTATATCATCTCCATATAAAAATTGGACATATAATGGATATGCTTCCGGAAGTGGTGTGGCTTTCACTATAACCACGGCTGGTGTGCATACCGTATCATATAGTGCAACTAATACTGGCGGGAATGGTGCGTTTGCAGCAGTAATAACCACTGCAAGCGGTGGAACAGGATCCGGAACAACAGTATTCAATGCTAGATTCCCACCTGGATTAGAAACCATACAAACATCCACTGTATTTGAAGGAAGAGTTGCGTATTGGAATTATGCTACCGGAATACTTGCTATTGTGCCTGAACTGGGTACATTCCGAAGTGGTAAGGATGGTGTGGATAGTACCATAAGAAAAATTAACAGTACTATATTATCCAATGTGTCAACCATGATAACTGGTTCCACATGGGATACTACAAATTCATCTAATACGAATATCATAATACCACAAAAAACACCATTTCCTGCCGGAAGTAACATAATAAAAACCAAAGATTCCAGTTTCGTGGATACGGTTATTGCATACGAACATAGATCAGGTGGTGTATTGGATGTCAAATCCAGTACATCTGGCAATACATTATATGCACAAGGAAATGTATCCTCCACTATTATAGGAAAAGAAATCAAGATTGTATCTGGTACTGGATATGGCGCATCAAGAACAATTTCTGCTGTATCTAATGGTAATCAGATAACAGTATCAACTAATTTCCCTGCGTTATCATCCAATTCTAGGTATAGTATTGGTCCGCAAGTTGTGGATGATTATGGTGTTGCTGCGGGTGTATTTAACATACCAGAATATAACGATGCTAAATTCCCAGCTGGGGAAGGTTTATTCGTAATAACCGATACGGCTACTGCGGATGATAATAATTATCTAATGAGATGCTCTGCCAAATATACAGTGACTACTGGTGGATATGCTACACCATTAGTCCCTACGATAATAACTACGACGGTTGCACCACCATTCAGCAGTGCTATTCCATATCAAACAGATCCAACCGGAGCAGGTAATTGGTATAGATATCTTAGTTATGGTCAACCAGTAAACACAGTTAGTGCCGTAAATCCAACAGTACCATCCAGAAGATATTCATGGACAGCAACAGGTTTTGATCCTGTTGCTCAAACATTCTTTGTCCCATCATCTAATACACTAGTAAATGGTGAAGTAAAAACTTCATATGGAATATATGTTTCATCTGTTGATTTATGGTTTGCTACAAAACCAACATCATATTCCGATATCGATTCAAAATTATCAGTAACTGTACGAATAGTAGAAGTAGAAAACGAAGTACCTACCAATAACATAATTGCCGAAAAGAATGTACCTTGGAGTAGTGTTAATTTATCAACTATTCCTAGTGCAAACAATTCGTCAACCGCAACGAAATTTAAATTCAATGATCCAGTGTATCTGGAGAACAATACAACATATGCAATAACCATATCATCAGATTCACCGGAATATAGTGTATATGTTGCTGAAGTTGGGGGTTCTGTACTAGGCTCGAATCCAGCAAGAAGAATATCTGATCAGCCATATGTCGGATTGTTATATAAATCACAAAATGCTTCATTATGGTCGCCAATATTAACCCAAGATCTTATGTTCAGGATCAACAAATGCTCATTTGTAACATCTGGCGCAATTACAACATATGCAAAACCTGCATATTCTAATATTGCAATGGACTCTGTTGTTATATCATCAACAGAATATGATCCAAAACCAACAACCACAAAATACAAAATGTCAACAACCGATACGTTTGGAAACGTATTACCTTATACATATATTCCAGTAAATACAATGTATAATTTTGGTAGTGATTTGGCAATATCCTCAGTATCTACCACATCATCACGACAAAAAGTGGTTGTTGCTGGTAGTAAAGAATCCATGAATGTTGCTATTGAGTTATCTACAACTGATTCTGATGTATCACCAATAATCAATAAGGAAAGATTGAATATCATAACATATGAAAATGTTATAAACAATGCATCATTATCCAATAATGTGATATTAATTATGTCTGGTGGTTTACACAGAAACACCGCGAATATAAATGTAGCTGTGTCATCCCCAGACACATCTAGTGGTGTGACTGCTAAAGCCTATGCTATGTTTGGTGGATCAATATCTGCCAACAATATAGTAATTGATGCTGGTGGTAGTGGATACGGAAACACGACAAATATAATATTTTCCGCTCCACCAGCACCATATAATACAGCAAATAATACAGCCAATGGATATATCACCAACACTCTTATAGGAACATCTGCTATAACACAAAGTCTGATTGTGATTGATAAAGCTGGTGCTGGGTATTTCAATGTGTGTCCAACAATAACATTCAGTGGTGGTGGTGGAACTGGAGCGAAGGCAAATGTTGCCCAAAACGTTGCTGCTATTATCATGACTGATCAATTTGGGAATATTGTAACCGATTCCGGATCTGGTTATTTGAAAACTCCAACGATAAGCATATCAGAAGCAAATAATGCTTATAATGGAGCATATGCCAATGCAACTGCTATCATTAGTGGAGAAACTGGCTCTTCTGGTGGCAACTGTTTAGTTAGATACGTAACGAAGCGTGTTGATCTTGCTGATGGTTTTGATGCGGGTGATCTAGTTGTATACCTAGATTGTATTAGACCACAAGGGACAGACATCAATGTGTATTATAAAGTAAAATCCGCATATGATTCTGATACATTTGATGCCAAGAAATGGCAGCTGATGAGTATTGTATCAAATAATTACTCGAAAGATCAAAATCAAACCATTGAGTTACAATTCAAACCATCACTAACACAGAATCAAGTACTGTATAGAGAAAATGGTGTGGATTATCCATTAGGTGGTAAATTCAAGAGTTATGCTATAAAAATAGTAATGACTGCTGCTAACCCAACAGTTGCACCATCAGTATCAAATCTAACAGCAATAGCAACACCATCAGGTTAATTATGGCATTAGTTGATATAGATAATGAAAAGGGTAGATTAGCCAGAGATACCAACACGATGGCAATCATTAGTGTGGATAAATCTGCTGTGCTTCGGGATCAGGAATATAAAAATAAACTGACCAGAAATAAAGAAGTTGATTTTGCTATAAATAAATTGAACGATGACGTAGCCAATTTGAAGTCCAGTATAGATAAAATACTGGAAATACTGAGTTCCAGAGGATAATAAATGCCAATTTTTACAGCAAATGCGAATATAGGGGTTGTTAATTTAGCCAACACATTTGATCAATGGAGAGTTGTTACGAATGTGTTGGTTAATGATAGAAATAATTTAAGGAACACTGATTATTTTAAGGATAGCGGAAACTTCTTAGTTAATAACAGCATCCTTATATATGGTAGTGGTGCTGGATTATATGTTGCAAATAATGCTACTGTAAATGACACTCTTACAACATCAAATCTTACAGTAAATAAGAACATTTCAACTGCTAACTTAACTGTATCTATGAATACAGTAAGTGGAAATCTTGCAGTAACTAGGAATATTTCCACAGGTAATTTGACTATATCTATGAATGCTGCAACCGGAAATCTTGCAGTGACATCCAATATTGCAACCGGAAATCTTGCAGTGACATCCAATATTGCAACAGGAAACCTTGTAATATCGTCCAACACATCAACATCCAATTTAGTTGTATCCACTGCTGCTAATGTTGTATTTGCTAATATTCCTAGCCTATGGAGTAACACAATCAACATATCATCCAATCCGACATATAATATTGTAAATGGTAATGCCGCATTCAATAATATCGTGATTTATGGCACACAGACATTGGCTGGTGGATTGTCATATGGTACAGATACCATTGCATTTAGAACAACACAAACGACTGATGGTAATCTATATATAAAAACTAAAAGAGGTTCTTCGGGTAACAATGCAGCTATAATGTTCAATAACACGGCTGGTGTGTGGCAAGCAAGTGCTAATATAGATCAGGGATATAAAACCATATTAACAACAGCAAATAGTATAGGTGTATTATTTCAAACTCGCGGTATTGTACAACCAACACCAACTGGAGTAGATCAACCAGGACAGACTACATTTATTGTTGGTGGGCCTGGTACTGGCGCAGGAACACCTGGTAGCATAGCATTCGACACATCATATCCTACAGTTAGTGGCTCTGGAGTGCAATCAGATGGTATAAGAATGACACTTGATCAATATGGTACATTAACATTTGATAATCAAGTAACAGGTCATCCAGCAATATTCATTAATACTTTGGCTGGTATACAGCTACAATCTGGTGCAGTTCATGCTAATAGACTAGAAGCATACACGGATTCTACATATTATCTTGAGCCAGCAACAACTAGTATAAGCTTGAAATGTGCTGGTGATATTATTGCATACTACACATCAGATGCAACTTTAAAGGATAATATAACAACAATACCAGATGCACTTGATAAAGTTCTTACTCTGGATGGAGTGACATTCAATTGGAATGAAAAGTCTAATAGAGATACCTCAATAAAAGAAGCTGGTGTGATTGCGCAACAAGTGCAAACAGTTCTACCAGAAGCTGTCACGGAGAGATCTGATGGTACATTAGCAGTTAAGTATGATCAACTCATACCATTGTTGATAGAAGCCATAAAAGAACAGAATGATAAGATTGTAAGATTACAAAATATCGTCGATAAAATATCAGTGTGAGTGTATAAATGACCTTACCTAAATCCGGTGCGATAAAATTCTCCGATATCAAGAAAGAATTTGGATCAAATAATCCATATTCCATTACCATAAATGATACAATGGCATGTAACTTTTTTAAGGACAATGCTGTATGGGGAAATATGGATATAGGTACCAATGATCCAAGTCCAGCATATAATGATGAACAAGTCTCGGCAGAATTTATAAGAACATATTACGTGCAGTTTGATAGTGCTGGTTTATATGGAATAAACAGCTCTGGATTATGTGTGTATACAATACAGGTATATACTGGTGATGGTCTCACGTATATAGGGGGTAGTAGTACAATAACAAATAGCTATTGGACATCACTCACCACTGGTATTACTATTCCTAGTGCTGGTGAATATAAAATAGTAGTTCATGCGACAGCTCCGCCGGATACGATACAAATGAATCCAGCGACAATGCTAGGTCAATATGATCTATCACCAAAAACACTCGGATTATATGATAATCATTCACATGGTGGTTACTTAGCAGGAACTAATGGTCCTACTGGTCCTATAACTGCGGGTAGATATTATAAAATAGTCTCTCTAGGAACAGCAACCCAAGCAGAATGGGCGCAATTGTTCAATCCGTCTGATACCGGAACTTATGTTGTTGGTAATGTATATACAGTACGAACTGATTTTACTAATCTAATATTAAATAAAAATGGTGAACAAAGTAGAGGATTTACGTTTTACAGCGATTATGATCTTTTTGGGTTCTGTCGTTTATCTCTTAGTAGTTTTAGTGGTGCTCCTAATCAATTCGTTATTGGTGACAAATATAAGATAGTATCTGTTGGTAATATGGATTGGAATTATATCGCCAATACTACAGGAATCACGTATTCTACAGGAAGTGTATTTACTGCACAAAGAACCGAGCCATCTACTGTAACTACTGGTGATATTCTCGTTTCGGGAAAACAATATACTATAAAAACATTAGGATCTATTAATTGGAATAGCATAGCAACATCTTCAACAAATAGATCATGGGGAACTGGTTCACCATCAGTCAACAGCACATTTATCATCACGGGTAGTAGTATCACAATGCCGAGTGGTACTACTGCTGGTGTTGCTTGGGTTGGTGGGGCGAGTTTTTATAACACATCAAGTGTATTGACTGGTCAAGATTCATCAGCATATAGAACATCATATAAATCCGATATGAAAATACGATTGGTTGATCTGGGAGCATTGTCATATATAGTAATATCAAACTCACCAAATCAGATATTAACAACATTATCTGCACAATATCAATATAACGGCATATATATATATAGAGGATATCTTGCTACTAGCCTCCCATATACCACAGGATGGGATTGTAATGTATATGATATAAGATATGATGATTCTTATACATTCCCTAATGCTTGGGGAGCAAACCACAATTCAAAGGTTTACCAATCAATATATCTTCGACTAGCTGGAATAGCACTAGTTATTAATAAAGCTTCTGATGGGAGTACAATTTTTAACATAAAAACAGCAAATACACAAACAATATCTCTTGGTAATTATTATAGAGGTGGTGGTTATATAGCAAGCCATCAACAAAATTTAAATATACCAACAAGCAAATACAATTTATCCGCAGCAGAATTTCGTGGCACATCCCGCAGATTAAATTTTGATTGGGAAACTGCTACCGACAACACAACATATAATGACGCATTCTCTACTTTTAATATAACCAATAAAAATTCACATACGACATATCTGAGTTATGAGGGAGGAGGTAGTAATTTATATAGGATTACTGGGTTGTGTAAACCTAAAATTTTCCATTCGGAACAACCTCAAGTAGGAACATTTGATTCTTCAGCTGTTGTATTTGGTATGAATAAAGATTCTACTATACTACAAACTGAATTTTTGGGTTATGTTTTACATGAAATATTATATTATTGGTCAACAACAACAACGGAAACACCACCAAATTTTTTTTATGGTACTGCGTATTTAATATTCAAAGGTGATGTTACTGGTACTTGGTGGAACTGGTTCAGAATAACTTTTCCAGATGGAAGTATGAAATGGATACATAGAGAAAATATATATGAAATGGATTATGCGAGAGGGTCACACGTAACAGCATATGATTCGTCATTATACCCGAATGGAGTTACTCTTTTTAGCATACATGACCCAAATATGGATACTTGGTATGGGTCATCCCTTACTACCATGGCTTCATTTTTCCCAGAAGATACTAGATCAGTAAATAATACAACATTCAATTTGACTGGTGGATCTGATACACTTGATCCTTTTTATAGTGGCTTTGTGAAAAATAGTTTCGGCTCAATATCAACACCATCATATAATGGTCATAATATATTAGAAATATCGTCATATTATTTTTCTGAATTATCCACAACACAATATACCATTAAATTTGGAAATTATGATGCTGATCCAACGCAATCATTTATATATGGTGTAAATGTCAATGGTACATTATTGAAACTTTCTGAGATGAGTTATTCATATGATCCAATAACAAAAATAGTTACGGCATTTATAAATGTGGATGGGTCTGTGCGAATTGGTGATGGGCAAACCATTTCAGTATCAATTTTAGGATCACCCGTAACCAGCACAACAACACCGTGTATGATTACTATAGCATAGGATATAAAATGAGACCACAACCAAGAAAGAAAAGAAATTTTATTGTATCAGAAAAATACAAAATTATAATGCTACGTAATCCAAAGACTGGCAGCTCATCCATGCAACAAATGTTTGATGATATTATAAATGATCCGGATGATGTAATCATCCCAGCATTTAAACATCACAACAATTTTAATTCCAAATTGAGATTTGTAGATGCAAAGAATAATTATTATGGTGATATGAAATTACCTTTATTCCTTGTACATGCAAATCTACAAGATATGCTTGATAATATTGATTGTATAAATTTTGAATTAGAAGAAAATATTGATGATTATTCTACCTATGTCTTTATACGAGATCCGGTTGATAGATTCCTATCTGCTTGCAGACACATACGCGCTAGATGTCAATTGCATCTAATATTCAAGGATAAATTCAAAAACATCATCGATGTGAATGATATAAGAAACCATTTTGGTAAACTGTATACTAGCTTTCCTCAAGAATATAAGGATATGTGTGATAGTATAACAATGGATGAATTGGCAAGTACTGTTATAGATTTGCCATTTGGTGTTCTTTTCAATATGACGGATATAGTAAGAATACCACAAAATTACTATTATTCTGACCCTAGAGTAACACCACTGGATTATGCTAATTATAATGTAGAAATAAATAAAATATACGATAAATTGGGTATTCCTCCAGTACAAATACCAAAAGTAAATATTGGGGAATCTCGACCAAATGATCAGATATCAGAATCAACAATTAAAGCAATATTAAAAGCATACGAAGAAGACGTTGATTTCTATTCAGAACTAACACACAAAACATAAATAGACATTATTAAGCATATTTGGGAGCAACCATGGCAACACAATACACTTGGAAAATAAACAATCTGATAAAAAGAACCGTATCCGGTCAAGATGATGTTGTCACCAGAATTGGCTGGACATGCGTCGGTACTGATGGTAATTGTGTTGGTTACGTATCTGGTAATACACCAGTAGCATTCAATCCAGCAAACTTCACTCCATTCTCAAGTCTATCTGAAAGTGCTGTTCTTGGTTGGTTACAGGATGCAATTGCTGGTGATACATTAAATAAAACAAAAGAAACCATAGAAAAACAAATTTCCGGTCAAAAGAACAAGGAAAATATAGTAAAGGATGGCTCTCTCCCTTGGGAAAACACCTGATAGGTAGTATCTAATGGCACAATATATCGAATTAGATATAGATCAGGGAGCAGATTTCTCATTTGATTTCACCGTAACGGATGCTGATGGAAGCCCAACAGATGTGACAGATTATACATTTGTAGGATCAATCCGTAAATCTACATATTCATTATATGAAACTGCTGCTTTTGATATAACAATAGTAGACCCATTTCTTGGGTTAGTTGCTGTGGGATTATCAGCAAATAATACTGCCGTGATTAAGGCTGGTAGATATATGTTTGATGTTAAGCAAACAGATCCGAATAATATTATTACACGAATAGTTGAAGGTATTGTCACGGTTAATCCGCAAGTAACTAGGGGTTAATATTAATGCCGATAAATATAACTCCAAAATCATCAGTATCTGTATCAGTTGGTAATAAGTTTGGCTCTGCACAAGGAACAAGTGGTGCACAAGGTGGTATAGGCACACAAGGTATTATGGGCACACAGGGATTTTATGGTGTGCAAGGAACCAGAGGAAATGATGGTATAAATGGTAATCAGGGTGTACAGGGATCATCTGGTACTGGAATATCACTAAAAGGCACTGTCCTAGATTCTAATAATCTTCCAGCAACGAATAATGTTGTTGGTGATAGTTGGATAACTATTGATACGGGTCATCTATGGACATGGAGTGGTCAATATTGGGTTGATTCTGGAAATGTTACCGGACCACAAGGTGTGCGAGGAATACAAGGTTCTATTGGTACTCAAGGCACACTAGGTACTCAAGGTATTTTTGGTGTGCAAGGATCACTAGGTACACAAGGAACTATAGGGACTCAAGGTACACTAGGAACTCAAGGAACACTCGGCACACAAGGTGTTATGGGGAATCAGGGTACAATTGGTACACAAGGAATTGTCGGGGCACAGGGCGTATCGGGAGCACAAGGAACTGTTGGTACTCAAGGTACACTAGGAACTCAAGGAACTGTTGGTACTCAAGGTACTTTAGGAACACAAGGCACATTAGGAAATCAGGGAACTATTGGTGCTCAAGGAACCATCGGAACTCAAGGCACACTAGGTACTCAGGGAACTATAGGATCACAAGGTACTGTTGGTACGCAGGGAACTATAGGGACTCAAGGGACTGTTGGTACTCAAGGTACACTAGGAACTCAAGGTACGTTAGGAACTCAGGGAACCATCGGATCACAGGGAACCATCGGATCACAGGGCACACTAGGAACTCAAGGCACACTAGGTACACAGGGATTAGCCGGAACAGCTCAAGGATCAACTGGTGCACAAGGAACCATCGGAACTCAAGGCACACTAGGTACTCAGGGAACTATAGGATCACAAGGTACTGTTGGTACGCAGGGAACTATAGGGACTCAAGGGACTGTTGGTACTCAAGGTACACTAGGAACTCAAGG